CATCATGGTCAAACTCTGTGCCGCCAAAGGGAATGAAGAAACAAAGCTCATGACCATCCTTATCTGTATTTTGGCCAACCAAAATTCTGAGGTCGGGGCAGTTCGAACAATGTTCCGTCTTGTTAAGTGAGGCATGGATATCATTCCACATTATCTGTGCCAGACACGGCAAGGCAGCGCCGAATAGGTTCATGATGATTTCGTCTGGAATCTCACAGTTGAGATTAGAGAAAGTCTCCGATACCCAGTCCTTATCGTAGAGTACATCCAACAGCAAACCGCAGTGGCCGTTCAGGGTGACAACACGTTCTGAAACACCACTATCGGTGTTCAGCGCACTGTAAACGGCAGCCACGAACCGAGGAAGGTCCGATTTGGTCCGATACGTTAGGGCAGTATCTCCGGGAAGATAAACAGCACCGTTATTGTCGGTCCAGTAGAAAATGTTTTCGATGTTGTTGAGATTCATAATGTTGAACATGGTATTTACCTCCTGTAATTTTTGATGCAAAAAGGCGGGCCTCCCGGTATGGGAAGTCCGCCTTCAAGCGAAATTATGAATTGTACGAACGCAAAACGCGCCTAGTAGATGGTATCTATCGTACAATTTTTATAATATCCTGTTCGCACATCTGCGCAAGTGCGGTAGCTCAAAGAGTTTCGAAGAAGGCGTTTGCCAAATCCTCATCGGACAGGTTATTCAGGTATTCTTCGAGCACGCATTCGGCTTCCGACATATTCACGGGATAGCCGAGAAATTCTTCTACCGCCTCAGAGCCGCGAGCAAGCAGCGCATCAACGAGAATTTCGGTGCAGCATTCACGAATGGTCCGGTTCAGGTCTTTATCGGTGGTAGTACACCAGTAGTCCCCGTCGATATCACCGTGAGCTTCGATGGAATACAGAGCATCCAAAGCATTGTCAATATCATCGTCGTATTCATCGAGGATATCATCAATGCAGTGAACCCGATGCCAGTGTTCGCCGTCATCCAGCGAAACAAGGCGTTCAGAAATATCATCATTATCAGAAGGAGTCCCGGAAGTCTCAATGTCGAACACTTCACGGCTCTTTTGATTCACGCGGCATTGTGAAGCGAACGAAGCGCCGGACGAAAAGTTCGTTGCAAACTTTGCAACAATCACATCCGGTTCAGGGTCTTTGAGTGCTTCCTGGTATTCCGGCAATCCGCGATAGGCAACCCGCTTGGAGGTCCCATCTGGTTCCAGTTCATACACAGCTGAAATCACGTGCCCTTCATTGGCGAAATTCACGATTGCCCGGCACAGATTCAGCATCACGAAATGCTTATCGTTCAGGTCATGGGAGTCTCTGTCCGCCTGAACGGTAACGAGCTTGGACGAGCCGGTCATAGTCGAGATACGGTACAGATAATCGATGTTTTGCAGCTGATACATAGAGTCATTCTCCTTTTTGCTTATCAGAGGTGGTTGCGATTTTTTCTTCGGTTTGCTTCTGCCTTTTAGCCTGTACTGCCATGCCAGCCTTATAGGCGGCGTAGATGGTAAAGGTCATATACATCATCATGATGTCATCCACCTGCCGGACCTGAATCTCACCGTAGGTGAGGATTTCCAGAAGCTTCCAGATGGTGGTGGAGCACATAACGAGCAGACACATGATAAATTTCCAGTCCATAAAATTCCTTTCGTTTTCAATCAGTCGTCATAGAACAGCCCCGGAATGATGATGTAGTCCTCAGCATGAGCTTCGATGTCTTTCAGCTGAAAACCGTTTGGGAAACACTTCCAGGAGTCGCCGTCATAAAACAGCTCACCGCATTCCGGGTTTGGATGGTTGTCGAGCAGTTCAGCGGCGTAGCGAAGAAGATAAGATTCGTTGGAATCCATTTCAATGGAGCGCAGGCAGGTATACATCGGCTTTGTGATATCGATGCCTTCTGCTTTATGCTTCTGCAATGCTGCACTGAACTCAGCCATTGCCATACACTGCGTGCGTTCCTTCATGGTTTTCGCCCATTCAATGAGTTTTTGCGGTTCGCGAAGGCCCAGGATAACATCCTCGTCTTCGATGTTTCCTGCAATCTCGGATGTTGGGTAAATATTGAGGAGAGGGTCGTCGAAAGATGTCAGACGAGACGCAAAGTTCTGAAGAAAAGTCTCAGGATTGTAGGGATTTTGCCCCATACATTTGTTCACGGTATCGATATCGGTCTTGATTAGGCAGGTTGCGTTAAACATACAATTTTTCCTTTCTCTTGATTGATATTTGTTTTTTCGGAAATGGTTGATAGAAAGCTGTCGGCACTCCTTTCTTGCAAATAAAAAAGCAGGCCCACCGAATTGGTGAGTCTGCTAATTTAGCTGCAGAATATGAATTGTACGCATTGGGCCAAAAGGCTGTTATCTATCGTACATTTTTTATGATATGCTGTTCGCACAATATTGCAAGAGATTTGTTAGGCCGACAGCACTGCGTAGCAAAAAGAAGAAGCCGTTGCCCCCAGCATAGGCAACGGCTTATTGTTATTTACTGAGCGCTTTCTCAGCGTTTTCTTTGACAGTCGAGCGAATATCAGCAGACACCTTCAAAATGTCCAGCGCTGCTTCAATGGAAAAATGTCCCGAACGAACGAGGTTCGCAACGCTCTCAGAAAGAGATTCGAGATGCCCTTCTTCGCGGCCTTTTTTGAGTCCCTGCTGCTCGACAAAGTCACTGTAATTGCACATTTGATTGATACCCTCCTTGATGTCAGTTGTAACCGGCAGACCGCATTCGGTTGCAAGTTGCAGCTTTTTCTCCACAGGCGTTTTATTATCAAAAATCGTAGAAAAGAGAAAAGGCGGAATGCCCTTTTGATTGCTGGTATCTATCGTACAACTATTATTGTACTTGTTCCGCAAGGCGTTGCAACCGCAAAAGCCTTGATTAAGATTCAGAATTGCCAAACACGCCGAGCAGTTGCTCCACGCTCGGAGCCAGCAGATAATATCTGCAGCCATCCTGCTCAATCACGAAAACAATATCCCCAGACCCGGTTCGGGCAGTGCTGTTGTATTTGGCTTCAATGCCGGATGGCAGAACCACAGATTCATCTAGAGGCTTGGATTCCTTGATAGCGGCCGAGCTTGTGATAAATACCCTGCCCTGATTCGTTTCGATTTTGCCAAGAGCGTTATCCACTTCAATCATCGAATTGTTCTTAACTGGAACACCAAAGATTGTGATGGTCGGTGCGACATCGCAAAGAACCGCTCCATCCAAAAGCTGTTGTATCACTTTGGTTTGCTGCTGTTCTTCATTCACCTTGACAAGTGCCGTGACGACAAGGCTGGTATCCTCATTGATGTTCCTGGTTCCGGATATCAAGGCGGAATCATTTATCAGAAGAAAGTTGACGCCTTCTTCCTTGTGCCCATTCACAAGAGTCATATGATAGGCCCCAACGCAGGCCGTATGGTCTTGCGTCTGATACGATACCAAGCTCCTTTCACCGATGCTCTGTATCGGAATGCAGACCGTTGTATCATCCAAAGAGAGCGGCACACAGGAATTGAGAGTCAATTTGAGTCTTTCTTTGCTTGCAACAAAATTCATGTGCGGGTCACTTGCATCAAATGGAGTGATTTCTGCCGTTTCCGGCGTTGCTGGCAATAAATGAGATACAAACTCTGCAAATTCAGCCGTTTCCGGCGTCTGCTGTACCTTCTCCGCCAACTTTTCGTGCATTCTTTGAGCGTCCCTGAACGCCCAGATGCTTGTGACAAAAATCAGCAGCATCGCCGCAATCATCAGCCCTTCAAGCTTTTCTCCGTTGTTTTTCATGGTTCTCCTCACCCGATTCCCCGCAAAAAATACTGATTCAGTTTCTAATGATACGAGCATCGCAAGAACTGGCAAGCAAAGTGCCAACACAAAAGCCACCCCCCGAAACGGGCAGATGGCTCAGTGAAAGATTGGTTCAGAACGTATTAACCCTGGAAGAATCCCTGCAGCGCTTCTACACTGGTTGCAAGAATTTTGATATTGCGGTTATTTACCGTAGAGACAAACGGGATATACCCGGTCTCTTTGTCCTGCACGTTCCCGTATCGAACGGTGAGTCCACCGGGAAGATTCAGAGTTTTAGAGAATACGTTTTTGTCATAATTGAAAGAGAAAGTCGATACCAAAACGGTGTTGTCATTCAGCTGCAGCTGCAAATAGCCATCGTCCGCTTCGATTACAACATTGTCTTTTACGGTTTCTCCAAACACGGTTGTCGCAGGAGCTGTATCGGTGATTACTGCATCAGCAAGCAGCTTTTCAATCGCTGCCTCTTGTTCCGTCTCCTGCCCTTCCTCGGCTTCAGCAGCAACGGTCAAAGTCAATCCTTCTCCCATCGTCCTTGTCCCCGACAGGATTTCCTTGTCGTCGTTTTGGAAAGTCACAACGGAGTCTTCCGTATTCCCTTCCACCAACGCAATTTTGTAATCCCCGATTGCGGCAGTGGAATTACCGGAGCAATAGGTCACCGTGCATCCGCCCTGCCCGGCAGCGGCGACAGGAATGCAGACAGTCACGTCGCCCAGCGTGACCGGAACATAGGAGCCGTCATCTGGAACAATGCCGCTTTTTGTCACGGTGAAGTTCAGCTCCGGCTCCAGAGTCTTTGCGGTTTCGGCTGTTGCAGCCGTCTCGGCAGTTTCAGCGGTTGCGCCATAGAACAGCAAAGGTTCCAGCCGCTCTTCATAATTCACCGTTTGCTGCAGCTTAGAAAGACTACGATTGATGCGGTTCGCGTCAACGATAGCAAAAATCAGCAATGCAGCAAGTGCTGCCATGAGAATCGCCGCAAGGCATGTCATCTTTTTATTATTCTTCTGCATAAAACTCAGCTCCAAAAAGTCAATGTGATATCGTGATAATTCGAACCGTTGCAGGTATACATGATGGTTCCGCTGCCTGTCGTAGCGCTCGACCCATCCTCATACAGCAAATCATAACCAGCGTTCACGCCGCGACAGATGCCGGTACATGTAAGCGTTTGTATCGAAGTTCCGCGATAAATATAAGCTTTCGTTCCAACCGAGCAACGCTTGATTTTCCAGAACCCCTGATTCCAGTGGTCCGCAACCAGCATATAGTTTTTGAACGGAAAATATGCAGCGCTGTCCTGTGCATCCGCTGCTGCCTGGCTGACGACTGCAAACAACGCCACATTGACTCCCACGGAAGGAATCACGAGCCGCCCATACATATTCGGTCTTCTCGCCATCTCTTCCAGAACCGCGTCATTCGACACCGATGCCGTAATGGACTTCTCTTTGATGTTTGCGTTGCAGAGAGACGCGAGTCGTTTTGCTTCCCCCGCTACATTCTCATTTGAGAACGAAGCAATCGCGATTTGGGTATCGGCTCTCGTTAGAGCGGCCGCCGCCGCCGCGTTCAGCGTTGGCTGTTCTTGTGCTGCCTGTATCGCTTCCGCATGAGTTGTCAGGATTCTTGCCGTGCTATCCAGCTGCCGGATTTCGAATTCCGTTTGCTTCAGCCCCAAAAAATTGAGGATTGCGAAAATAAATATCAGGAAATACCCGACTTTTATAAAATATGGCTTCAATGCGTTTATCCCTCTACCGTTGATTTTTTAGTTTCGTATCACTGTCCTTAATCATACGCAATTCGCACAGCTTGGCAACAAAAAACGCCCACCCAAAATGGGCAGGCGATGAGGCAAATTAACTATTTGGTTTTCATGATGCAAAGGCCGATATACTTTCTGCCATTGGGTGCCGTATACGGTTCAATCCCAACCTCAACATCCTGTGTGCCGGTTCTCTCTTTGTTCTGAATCGTGGCTTCGACGGTTTTCCCGGAGAGAAGAGTCTTGGCAATATCGGCATCAACATCAAGCTCATTGCCATACAGCTTCGATTCCTTCCAGAGCGCCGCGCCGCAAGACTTGTTCGTGCAGGTGAAGGCTTTTGCCGTCTCTGCCACAGGCTTTCCGCAGAACGGGCATTTTCCGACTTTGCTGCCAAATGACATGCTTGACTTATCAAATTCAATATGATAAGCAAGGCGGTCTCCTGAAAAGTCGCAAGTTAGTATGGAGTCGTATTTTTTGCCGGTCTTGGCGCTTATGCATCCTTTGAGCGGAGCTTTGCCTTTTGTGAGCAGAGCCTTTGCTGTTGTTTTGGTCATTTCTTTGCCGAGCGCTTCAAGGAACTTGTTCTTCTTCCAGATTGTGACCGGGCATCGTTTCCCATCAGAGTCTTTCCCGGTACATGCATAGGCAAGCTTTGTTTCCACAACATCCTTGCCGCATTTTGGGCACTGGCAGAGAACTGGATACTTGCTGCTGGCTCCCTGTGCAGCTGCAATCGTCACATCCTTTGACATGATGCTCTCAAGGGTCTGTTTGGTGTACTCCAAAACCTGAACGCGGGTCAGGTTTCCGTCCTTGATGGAGTGCAGCTGCTTGGAAAGGTTAACGGTCACGGGAACATCCAAAACGATGCCGAGCTTATCCATGATATCGACCAGCTGGAATCCGGCAGGTTCACCGTAATACACGCCCTTTTTGAGGGAAATGTACTGGCTCTTGACACACCGGTCTACCGTGTCGGCGCGAGTTGCTTCGGTGCAGATGGTAGCGTCAGAAAGAATCTCTTTCCATTCAGCGTCCGTGTACTCGGTATCTTCTTTCTCTGCACCGCGCATCGGGGCGACCATCCAGTTATTGAGAGCCTCGACCGTATACCGTTTCGGAGGTGTTGTCATCTTCCCGACCAGCTGGAAATTGATGTTTACCGCATCACCCTTGTTGAGCTTCGGGAGCATCTTGTCGCCATTTGACGGTTTCTCAAATCTCCGCCATCCGGGAGTGACTTGCACATCGCCTTTCAGCGTAAAATCTTCATCGTAGCAATGAATGACAATCGTGGTCTGGTCTACGGTGCAATCCTCCGCACAGAAAACGGCACAGAATCGATTCAAGATACATTCAAAAACCGTTTTCTGTGCTCCAGCCAATGCTCCAGGCCATTTACCGGTCGGGGTGATAGCAGAGTGAGCCTCGATTTTACTGTCGTCATAAATCGATTTAAGGCCCGGCTTATTGACAAGGCCCGTAATTCCGTTCTGCGCTAAACCTCTGATGGCGGCGTCCACCTTGACGGTTTCATTCGTGGCAAGGTAGTTGCTGTTAGTACGCGGATAGGTGACGAATCCGCCTTCATAGAGTGCCTGCGTTGCGGCGAGAACATCTGCCGGAGACAGGGTCTTATCGGCCTTACAGGCGAAGCTCTGCAAGTCGCTCATTGAGAAGAGCTTACCTGGATTGACAGTCTTGCGTTCGGTCTTGACGCTCGTGACGGTCGCGCCAGCCTGGTTGAATGCGTCCGCCAGGGCCTGAGCTTCAGCTTCATGGCCTTCCTCGAACGTCCGTTTACTGGTCAGTTCAATGTCCTCACCGTTCGTCTTCTCCTTGCTGGAAACGGCGGAGTACGGTTTCGGAACAAAATCCCGAATTGCCTTCTCGCGTTCGATGACATGGGCAACAATCGGGCAGACGCAGCGTCCGATGCGGATAAAAGTGCCTGCCTTGACGGACACATACCGAGTCAGCTCAATTCCCAAGAGCCAGTCCATCTCGCTGCGGGTCTCTGCGGAGGAGGAAAAATCCGCATACCCGTCATTGGGTTTTGCTGTTTCAAACGCCTGCTTGACGGTCTTATTGGTCGTATCAGGCAGCCAAAGTCGATAGATAGGTTTCGGCTTTTTGAGGCCGTAATGGATGATTTCATCAACCAACCGCTGGCCTTCCCGGTCAGGGTCTCCGGCATTATAAATCTTATCAACGTCTGTGCGGTTCATCAGGCTATTGATAGTTCGAATCAGGCCCTTGACATTGTCCTTCCCCTCGAACTTAAAATTCCAGTTGTCGGGAAAGAACGGAAGCCGTTCCATCGTCCAGGAATGTTTTTTCCCCGGCTCATAATCCGGAAAATACGCATCCAGGTCAATGAGTTCGTACAGATGTCCAACGGAGGAAGCCACGATATAATTCTGGCTTTCCAGCCATGTATTCCGGTCTTTTCCCTGCCGTGTGAACTGTTCGTTCTTCCACCAGGTGAGTCCCGACGCAATGCTGCGTCCAAGCGAAGGCTTCTCAGCGATAACCAGTGTCTTTGCCATTGTCGTCCTCTCTAGTCTAAGCCATTGATGACTGTCTCATACCGGCTGACATCCTGTATCGGCCGCCCGTACAGCTTTTGACACCTCCCACGATTGAAATCGTGGGATTCCTGGGCGGCAGCTGCAAGGCTCATCACCATGCAGCATGCCAGGTAGCGAGTTATGCGGTTTCCCACAAAAAGCCACGGGTGTGGCTTTCCATGAGTATCCAGCCTTTGCAGGTTGACCAACACACTTGTCTGCGTTCCCAGCTTTTTGAGTGCATCCTCCTGTGAAGTTTCACCCCTTACGGGGCAGCTCTCTTACGAGGGACGTGTCGAGACCCCCGGAAAACTATTATTTTTAGAATCCAACGCTTGCAGGAAGATAGCTTTCAGCTTCCTGCAGGCGCTTTTTTGTATTTTCATGCATCTTCAAAAATGCAGGAAAAGCAGCTTTAAGAGCTTCGATATTGTATTTCAGGGTTTCTGTATCTATATGTTCAAGCAGAAAAGCGGAATACAGGTCACGCTGAACCACTTCTCCGCTGCTGAGATGTGCCATCCGTTCAGATAGTTTCTTCTTGGTATAGCTTTCATCCGTATGGTCAAACTGAGAGGCTTTCGTCTCAAAAGTATCTACCTTGATAACATTGCCGCCGTTGCGGACAGCTTTGTTTGTAAGAATCGTGATAAACTTCGCGGGAGCACAGCGACTTAAAGATTTACCGAAACGCTTTTTCGTATGTGCCCTGCCGGTTTTAGCGTTAATTTTCGTTTCCTTGCTGCGTTTCTGCAAAGCCTTGTAGTCCATGTCTTCAACGATAAACTCATTACCGTGTTGCAGTAATTCATTGGCAAGGGTATTGTGCTCCATCTTACGGATATCAGCTAAGCGGCGGTTCAGGTCCCGCAATTTTGCACGCAGACGATAGTAGTGTTTGCTATACTTCCAGTCACGCCTTTGCTTTTGACCGTGCTTGCGCTTCAATCGTTTTATCGTGCCATCCGGATTATAATATTTCGGATTCGTGGCGCGACGGGAACGGTCCATTGCTCGCATGGTGCATGTAATTTCGTTCACAAGGCTTTTAGCTTGCGCTCTTGCCGATGGCGCGAGCACCCTCAAATCGCAGATATCATTGCTGCTGATGGCGAGCGTCTGTGTGCCAATATCAAGGCCCACACGGCCTTGATTGACGGGATGCCTCATGACGCCGTTGCTATCGCATTTGACGGGAGGATACCCTTCCAAAACAAGTTGAGCATAATACTTCCACTTATTGCGAACCCATTTACGGGTGATACGGCAATACTTTACGCCGCATTTGAGGGCTTCCTGCTGATATCTTCCCGTCTGAGTGTTAGGATTACGCACCACAACGGGAAATTCATGGTCGCCATACACTATGCGCAAAGAACCTTCCCCAATAGACAGTTTGACTTTCGCAACGGCAGCGACGATATCGGCTTCCATTTGCGGTATTACAGCATCAGGAAAAATGACCTTTTTATCATCTTCAGGGTCAGGCTGTCCGTATGCTTTATAGTATCGCTGCTCAATAGCCTTTTGCTTTTTATTTTTTGCTGACCTTATATTGCTCGTTGTGAGATTTGCCGGACGAAGCGCAATGCCGGTGGCGTTATTCTTGCCAGAGATAGAAGTTACATCCTCAAGCTTTTTATAATGGACGGCCTTTCCTTTGCTGAAGAAAAAGCCTTCCCAAGCCGTCCAGACAGCAGATGCAACTTTCTGTGCTACATGAGAGTGGATAGCAAAGTGCTTTGCGTACGGTTCAACCATTTTATGAAAAGCGCCTTCTGAAAAGCCGGAACTTTTAATCATTTCCTGGCGCTGCTTGAGGAGGACTTTCTGCTCCTTACTGTCGGGAGCGGCTTTCGCAATGGCGGCCATCAATTTACGATACTTGCGCGTCTTGCGCAATTGATGCCACATTTTTGTAGTCGCACTCACAATCTGATTGTAGATGACACCACACTTCTTGAACTCCTTATACAGATAGTCTTGCTCGTTGAGACTTATATCAAAAGGCAATGTCAATACAAATGATGGCGTGCTATTCTTACTCCCGAAAGCCATAAGGTTACCCTCCTCTCTTTTTTTGCTGTTCTACATAGTGTTGAATCGTAGCGGTAGACACATCTCCGGCAGTGCTTACAAAATAGCTGCGTGTCCACATTTACATAACCGTGTCAGGAAAAAACTCTTGCTTGAGTATCCTGCCGGTGGTTCCTTTAATAATTTTCATGATTTCTGCAGCACTTAATGTAGGCGGAGCATTCACGAAAAGATGACAATGGTCGATATGACATTCCATCGCCAGTATCACAACGTCATTTTGCTCGCAGATTTGGGTTGTGAGCTCCTTGAACCGGGCTTCAAACCCATCTATCAGAAAGAGCTTTCTCCGATAGCGAGGGCAAAATACAAAGTGATAGTTTATCATAGAAACAGTGGTCTTTGTGCGTCTGTAAGTTTTCAGCAAAAAAGTTCCCGGTTGGTTCCGGGAACGGATAATGTCAGCGGTACTTTTCCTGAATCTCTTCCTGTGTTGCCAGGCGCGGTTCGCGGAATTTCGAGATGACGAAAGGCGTGCAGTATTCGTTCAGCCAATCCACATCACCACGGTCAATCTGGCTGAAAATCTGGCACAGGACATTGACATGAACCCCGGCTCTGGCAGCCGCTCTCAGGAGGTCTCGGCGGCCGTTGAAGATATCGTGGCGGCATTGGTCATAGAACACAAACACCATCCGCCGATTGTTCTGGTACTCGTCATCGTCCTCATTGCCGAGATACATGCGGGGCTCCCCGTTATTGGCAATATCGACGGCCTTTCCGATTGCTTCCCCTGCGCCATCCTGCAACGCAAAGAGGAGCTTGCCGTGAGGTTTGCTGCCATAGGTGTCCGAAACCATCCGGCAGATACGCTCAAACTCCCGGTCAAAGCCGATGTAAATGACGACGTTGTTCACGTCGCGAAGCGTCTCAACCACTTCCCTGGCAGCCCAGCGAGTCTTACCGGCTCCGGGCCGTCCAGCAATCACGTTAATACGAGTACCAGTGTCCATAGCTTTTACTCCTTGTCACTCAGTTTCAGTCGAGTCATCCTGGATTTTGACTTCTTCGACTTTGGATTCGGGCTCATCGTCCTCGTCATCCTCATCATTGTCATCGTCTTTGGCGGCAGCAGCTGCTTCCGCTTCAGCCAAGCGTTCCTCGGATTCATCCATCTTGCGAACAAGCTCATCGAAGGTCAACTTGTGGTCTTCTTCCTGTGGTTCAGAAGGCTTTGTAGGCTCTTCGGGTTCTTCCGGCTCTTCGGGGTCCTCAGGGCCTTCTTCATCGGGTTCAATTTTCACAATCACGTGGTCGCTGAAAGCCACATAAGCAACAGCAGCAACCGTCACAGCACCAATCACGGCAAGAATATTTTTCAGCATGATAAAAACCGCCTTTCAGGTTTGTGGGTATTCACGATACTTCACAGTGTACGGGATTCGCAATGGAATACAAGTATCTGCCAAAAGATTTAGCAACCAGGCTCACCGAGGTTACTGCAGACGTTCTGAACGATGCATTGGTGGGCGGGGTGTGAGGGTTCCGGCGAACGTGCAGGCAAGGGGCAAGCTGTTGATTCAGCCCTTTTCGTTTTCCTCGAACCGTTTTCTGCGCCGTTCCGTGCAGCGTTTGAGTTCCGCCAAGGAGACGACCTTCACGAGGATTCTCTGAGAGGTCGGGAAGTTTCGCATCACACCGATGCCTTTCAGAATACGCCAGTAATCGTCCGGCGTAATTTGCTGTATGGCGTAAATCGGAGCTTTGGTCAATTCCATGACATAGTTCCCGACCATGATTCGGATTCGTTCCCGTTCTTCCAGCTGAATCAACGAAACATCCTCGTCCACCATCACGCGCACAACAGCGAGCGGGGTGAATTTCGGATGCAGGTTTCCGTTCATGTCAGGTTCGGGAGAAAGGATGTTTGCAACGTAATCGAGGAACCGCCATGAAGTGACCCGGTCTCCGTCGAAAATCGGAGCAATCATCTCCGTTTCCGGGATGAACTCAGTGCTAAGGATTTTGGTGCCAGCCGGAAGGTCTTTGAGCAGAGATTCCGAGAGTTCCTGTTTCATCAAGTCGGCCTTTTCATCGGTCAGGTCATCGGCGTTCGGGCTGATGACATAGTCGTAATGAACTTCGCGGCCATTGAGCAGAGCCGTAACGCGAAGATAGAGTTTATCGAACTTCAAAGATTTGTTTACCTCCAGCAAAGACAAGGTGCTTTATGAGTTTAGCAACCATCACGATGACGCTCAGGAGCATCACGGGTGCGGATGCAAGGATAACGGCGAACGCCACACACTGGATGACCTGCAAGGCGAACCAGGTAGGAAAGATATTGTTCCGGAACAGACAGAATGCAAGGACCACAAGGCCGATGCAGAACCACGAGCCCTGGATATCGTACCGGCTCGGGCAGGAATGATATGCTATCTGGCTCATGACGATTGCGAGTATCCAGATGGCAGGATGCTTGAAGCAGTCATTGCCAAGACTCGACCAGAACCCAAGAAGCAGCTGGCTCATGGTGCAAATCTGAACCATGCCGAGGATTCCCGGTGCAATGCCGATGAGGGTCTGCTGGATGCAGCGGAACGGATAAAGGCCGCGTGGCGTGTAGTTCACATAGCCGAGAACTTCGTCATCCTGTTTCTGGAAAATCTTGTAGAGCTTCACGCCATCGATTCGAGCACCGGTGAAGATGGCAACCAGGAGATGGGAAAGCTCGTGGTGGATAACGCCGATTGCAGTAACACGGGTATCGTAGAACCTTGCCGTCTTAGTGCCGAAAGCTTTCATGACAAGCCAGAGACTCAAGTTCCGGCCAAGCCATTCGATAGCAAGAATCACCACAATGGTTAAGACAAGGCATTGTCCCTGCCAGGCATCGAGATGTTCAAGAATCATGCTGCTGCTCACACAATCACCTTCCGCACGCTTTGGTACGTACAGGTCCCAAGCCGCTTCAAGCAGCAAAATTTCGGAACCCGCCACAATGGGAATCTGGCAGATGCGATACGGCAAAGGCAGGCATATTGGCAGTCAGGTTTGTTTGCCTTGCAGATGCACAAGTACCGATATCGCTTCATGTCCAGCTCCTCCTGCTATGATTTAATTATACCATGAGCCGAACATGCCCTCAATGCGAAGGGCGAATTGTTAGCAGTTTAGACACAAATGCAAGAAACAAGAAATCCAGGCAGCCGAAGCCCAATGGAGCAGCTACGCAAGCTAAGGCACGGAATGTGGAGGGATGAGAAACAAGCAGCTACGCGAATGCCAGGGAGCAAAGAAGCACCAGCCCAAAAGCAAGGCAGCTACGCTCCAGACGGCAGTGGACACAACTCGCAACAACCCGCAACGGTCGCCAAATTGCAGCTAAGGAATAGTGGGTTTCCTAAGGCAAAGCTATGACAAAGCCAATCCCAAGGAACTCAAAGCTAATCCTAAGCAATCCTAAGCTAACTCTAAGCCAATCCTTTTCAGCTCAAATCTAGTAGTCTCTCTTACTTATCAATGCCCTTTTTATATAATATATAGAGCTCTACTAAGGGGACGCGAACAAAAGCCTGAAAAACATTGCCAACTCGTTTGACATTCTTGGGCAGGGTCCGTTTTTCAGGAGAAATCGGGCTCCTGGACTCCTATTACCAGTCCAGCCGACTATAAATTTTTAAGTCGGAAAAGCCGTCATGGCCGCCACGTGGGCCACTTCATCCGTCCGCAGTTCAACTGTCAGCCCCAAAAGGGTGGGATTTGTGTCAGATTCCTTTAGATTTCGTTCTCACTCGCAAGCGGGCGTGTCCTCCGAAAGGGTACACTTATCCTGAGATTTTGAAATAACAGCATGAACGCGAAAATATTGTAGCGTTTGCCAGCATTTGTGGTCCGTGAAATCCTCTACCAGCATCCCGGCATTGCGAGCGTGACTCCTGAGCCGCAGCCTGTTCGGGAATTTTGTTCTCACTCATAAATGGGCGTGTCCTTCTCGAACGTGTGAGTCTAAATTTTGCCTCACCGGGACTGTCAATAGTGAATTGAACTTTGCACAAAAGGAAGAGATTCGCTTCAAATCCTGCACATCAACCCGGCAAACTTGTGTTCTCGCTCATGAATGAGTGTGTCCGTTTGCCGACCAGAGATACAGGTTCAATTAGAAATGACTTCCAGCATTTAGCCTTTAAGGTTCGATTCGCGCAAAAGAGATAGTATCAAATTGTGAAGGTACTAAAAAGGTTCAGGTTGCGGCTTGCTGCGCTCGACCGTAGTCAAAGTGCCTTTGAACTTTGCCAACGCCATCCCAGAGCTGACTTATCGCAGAGCAGCAGCTGGTCGCGTAGTTGTTCAGAGCATCCTTGACGGAGTGCCAACCTTTGTGGGATTGAGGTTCAAAGCACAGCTGATTGTACGCATCACTGAATGGAGCAAAAGATACATTGCCGTCCGGCTTGTCGTCATCCTTAGAAGAACACTCCTTCTCGGTTGTGACGGTCTCGGTACTGTCAGCAGCCTTGGCGGTCGCAACCGTCTCAGCAGTTTCATTAGCTTCCTGCGGCTTTGCCGTTTCCAGCTCGTCAGCCGTCTGTGGTTCGGGAGTCTCCACGATAACCTCGACACGACCAATGAGCTTATTAACCGCCTTGTCAATGAGCATGAGGTCTTCCTCAGATACAGAGTCAAAAGACCGGTTCAGAGCGTTGAACACCGTGTTCCGGTTAACGCCCATCAGTTCAGCAACTTTCTGCTTCTGATATCCCATCTCAACGAGTCGCTGAGCTGTCAGGTTCTTGACGCGGAACGCCTGCTGTTCCTTCTCCACGATATCAAGACCACGCACTTTAGCCTGCTCATATACAGTGGGAACCGAGATTTTCAGTTCCTTTGCAATGGCACGAACGGACATTCCGGAAGCATAGAGTTCCGGGATGCGGTTATAGATGACCATGCGCTGTTTCCGGCGTTCCTGAGCCTCGTACTTTTGACGATGGTTCCGGATGCGGAGGTCGGGAATGATGCCGTGGTTGATGAGGACACCGAGCATGTAACGGTCAGCCTTGGAGCTTGCAATCGGAGGCGGGATTTCGCCTTTTTCGTAACGCTTTGGCTTAGATTCGCTCTCGCTCTTCTTCCCTTCCGCCTTGGCGTTGGGATTCTTGAGAGCACTTGCGGGAATGCCGGAGAGTGCTTCAATTGTCGAGTTCTTGCAAGGGTATTTGCAGGCGGAAACGAGATGCGCAACTTCCTTGTCAGAAAGGGGCTGAGAAAAAGTGCGGTTGATGAGCTGTGCCTTATCCATATCCGGATGACCGCCACGGTCATAGCAGGTGGACAGTACAGCCAAGAGGGTGTTGTGGCGGTTTCCTTCGCCACACGGATTTGCCTGAAGGTAACGAAGCGCCAGCTCAAAGCGGCAGACGAAGTTTGCTTTCCGTTCTTCCTTCTCTTTGTAATTGTTCAGAACGTCAAGAAGATGCGGATAGCGCATGCACATTGCCGCGAAGCGCTTTTTAGCCCAGTCAAGGATTTCGTCCTCAGTTTTGTTGAAATTCGCGTCAGATGGAGCAACTTTCTCATCAGCAAACCGATAAGGGACTTCATACTGGTCGGCGAGCTTCAGCAGGTTGAAGGGCTTTCCTTCAGGAACCCGAATACAATGGCAGCAGCGTTTTGCCTTGGTGTTGTAAGTACCAGGCAGACGGGCAACGCGATTGGTTTCATGAACCGCCTTATCCAGCTCAACATTTGCCGTGAACTGGGCCTTTTCAATCAACTCATTCAGCTTGAGAGAAATTGCTCTATGTACGCCGCTGTAGGCCAAGCCGTAAGAGAGATTGTTTGGGTTGCAGGGCTCAAGAAACACAAACAAGCCAACACCACGGCCGCTGTTAGAAACTGCACAGTCCGGAATCTCATGATGATTCACGGCATCCAGTACAAGTTCACCGATGCGGTCGCTGATGTCAGCTGGTGCGTTTTCGCCGTGGCAATCAATGTCAAAGAACAGAACGCGCAGCTTTTCGACATCCGCCTTACGACGGATACCTTTTCCACGCAGGAATTTCTGAGGATGGAACGTATTGATGGAGAAGTAGATGTTGGTAGAGGTATCCCAATAAGTCGGGGTCCCATATTTCAGGCTGACTTTATCAAAGATGCGCTCACGAACACCTGCTTCCAGAGACTCAGAATTGATTTGGGCAACGGTCTTCATTTTCTCTTCGCCATTTGTCCGAATCAGGAACTGAGTCACGCCATCGGCATTTACATCGCTCAGCAGCTTTACAAATGCGTCATCAAGGGCAGTGCAGCCAAGTGCCTGTCCGAAGATGGTATTCGTTTTCGTAAAGCTGTTATTCAACATTGATGTGTCCTTCTGATTTTGTATTCAGGTGTTGGGATTTTCACCTATACTTTCATTGTCTGCAATTCGCACACCTTCGCCAGGCATCAAACGGTAGAATTGATGCCGGGTTCGAAAGAATGTTTTGTATATATTGCACAAAACAAATCTGGAACAAAATCCAGCAACGATTGGGGCACTCCAAAGATTTATCCATAAAGCAGTCAGCACTTTAGATTCAGCTGAACACATGTACAAAAAATGCCCCTGACCGAAAATATCGGTCAAGGGTTCTGTTTTTTAGCTCTCAGATGGAACAAAAACAACGAAATAATCGTCTTTATATCCTTGTGTCCAGCCAGAAAGCTGGTTCATAAATTCAATACAGGGCCCGCTTTGAGAGCGTCGCAAAAGGATAGCATCAAAGTCAAATTGATTCAAACAGTCTTCCATGCCAGTGTCGGTGGAATAGCTCATGAATGCAAAATTCACACTTGCTTCGATGACATCGTCCGGGAATAGGTCTGCTCTGGAATCCGCGAAGCTTTTGATGCCATGATAGATGCAATATCCGCCGTCGTTGTAGGAGGTGTAGAGGCGCTGCGGGTTGAGGTCTTGGATGTATGAGACAAGGTCAGCTGTGATGTAATCCCCTGTCTTATCGGGGTCGTTGGCCATGGAAGGTGCATAGACAGCAGATACAAGAACGAGCACGGCAGCTGCAGCGATAGTGTATTTCTTGGTGTTTCCCGCCCAGGAACTGTTGGGCCTGCCGCCAGCTTTCCACATCCGGTTTTCCTGTGCGGAGATAAGAGAAGTGAGGAACCGGTAAATGAGGGGAGTTATGACGATAACCCAATAGCTGCGGATGCGGACATACATTGCTGTCATGAACAGGCAGCAGAGATACGGGGCAAATTCTGTGAGCTTTACCTTCATCTTGTAGGCTACAATCAGGAACAAGAAGGCAAGACACAGAAACACAACTTCATTGGCAAGATGGCTCGGCATCCATTCAGAAACATGTTTCTTGGTCGTTTCATTGTTTGTCACAAAGAAATAGATATAGAGCTTGATGCCGTATGGATTCAGGAGTCCGGCCAGAATATCGGAAAGAAAGACCTGGAACAGGGCACGGAACCGTTTTTTCGAGTCGCCCTTTTCGTTATAGATATCAAAGGCATTGATGTCAGGAGCAAAGCACAAGACCAGGAACAGCAGATTGAACGCGAACAGAATGGGCAATGCCCCGCCGTGCAAGTTTGCCCAAAGAACGCTCACAACAGGAAGCAGCCAGCGGAGCTTTGTGTCAGGTTCTTCATAGACTTTGTTCAGCAGATAGAATCCGATTGCAAAGAGCGTTAAGCCGATGTTTTGCGGTCTTCCTGCCCAGTCGAGCGGCAGCGTGACAAGGGCCAAAGCCAGGACATTCATAAAAGGGTCTTTGATTTGTCTGCCCCAGATATATTCAATAAACAGACAGTAGGCAAAGACTGTCACTGCGATGAACGCAAGCATTCCGTAGACGGGATTTGTGGAAATGCAGGAAAACGCGTAAAGAATCAGGCTGCCGAGCCATGAATGAGCGGTTTCCTGCAAATTGAGTTCCGGACCAAGCCAGGAGAAAGTGTCCTGAGTTGGGATGGCTTTATTTTGCCAGATACTTTTTCCCAGGGTGATATGCCAGAAATAATCGCTGTCAACGACTCCTTGCCGTTCTGCCATAATGACAGCAATGGCAGTTACGATGATGGCCGCAAATAGATAGAGTGTTTTATTTGACCTTTTGGCTTTGAGTGCAAGCATAATGATTCCTCCAGTTTTTATTCGCTGTCTTAATTGTCCGCAATTCGCAAATTTGGGCAACAAAAATGCCGCCTACCTAAAAAGGAAAGCGGCGATAAATGCTGTTATTGCCTTTTGGTGAGCTTTTCAGCTACCTTTTCGATGACCGTGTCTCTAATGTCAATAGGGATGCCGAGAGCCTCTATGACGCAGCAAAAAAGCTGCCCATCCGAAGACAGGCAGCTCTGGTTAATATACGCAGGTCTAAAATTTTGGGTCCTATATTTTATTGCTGTCCCAAACCGCACAAGCCACCGAAGCAACGATACAGCCACCGGCGATGTGAAGCATCAGAACTGCAACATTGATGAGGGCACCGAGCGTTTCGTGGCTGAGACCGGAATCGAAGATACCGATATCAGCAATTAGGGATATCGCCATTATCACGAACGCTCCTGCAGTTGCAAAGCAGCCAATTGCGGGCTTAGAATTCTTCAGCCAGCCGAACATTTCTTTGGCTTTGGCTATGAACTTGAGCTCGTCTTTCTCGATGTAGAAATACCGTTCCCTTGTCGCACAAGCCGATACATACAAGGCAGCCAGTGCAGAGAGCACGCCAAAAATGCAGAATGCGGTGGTTCCGGTCCTGACAAAAGAACCCAGGACCAGCATCAGAATGGATTCCGACGTCAGCGGAGTTACAGCTTTCAGCAGAGACTGAATCAGAATGAGAAGCAGGGTGACTCCGATTGCTTCCGCCGCGATAATAGCGGATATGGCAGAGATTCGAGCTGCAGCGTAGTCGTTGCGAATGGTATCAGATTTCATAGTTTTGCACTCCTTTGATATGTATTCAAGCGATTCCGTGGATTGTTTTAATGAGGTAAACTTTGTTAGACTTGTTGCTGAGCCAAAGCCTTTTCGCTGCCGGGTCCATTAAGCCAAACCGCTTATGAACCGCGTGCAGGAAGCAGGCTTTGATTTCAGCGTCCGATGAGGTATACGATACGCGGGCGCACCGAATATCCATATCGTTGAACTCGTGTTCAAAGAACAACGTCAGCAGAAGGATTTCCTCGTGAGTATCATGAACCCCATCCTGAAAAAGAGAACCATCCTCGTTCAGAATGGTCGCCTGTGTGTTCTCACACATATGCTGGTGAACCATGAGGTTCACAACATCAGGCCCCAGACGAAAATCTTTCTGCGTCGGATTTTTATAAAAGTGGTACAGATTCGGGCAGAGATGATTCATCACATACCGTACCTGTTCCTCTTCTGTCCCCTTGTCAGAGGAATCCGCAAACCATTGAGGAAACTTTGCGTAGGAATAGGAGTTCTGCGGCAGGTAGAGCTTTTCGAGTAAAGCCTCGACTCTCTTCCCCGGCTCAGACGGTTCATATTCGTGTTTGTCTGCTTTCTGGATAAGGTACTGAGACCAATCGATGGGTGATTCAAATCCGTGGTATTTCATAATGTTAACCTCCTTATGCGGCTGCATCGTAAGACACAACACCAGCGACCAAATACCGATTTTTGCAGCCCGTAAGTTTCTGAGCCGCAGTTTCTGCAAAGTGCAGATATGCGGTCATCAAGGTGCTGTCGGAAAGCCGGTAAGCGTCAATGGACACAACAGACAAGACGACCAGGTTACCGCGTTCATCCAGAACGGATTTCCAGCCGTTTGCCTCACAGACACTTTGCATATCAGCGAGGTAGCTGGAAGCAACCGGGATAATTGCCTTGACAAGGATTCGAGCCTTGCCGTTGTAGAGTGGAACGGAACGGCCAATGCCGCCTAATACCTTAAACACAAGAGCACCTCCAGCGTTCTGTTTTCTACAGCGCTGCATCCTGTTCAAATACAGCGTAAAAGTTGTGATAGTGTTCAAATTTGTCCTTGACCCACTCGCCTGCAATGTACAGAGGAAGGTCGTCAAACTCTTTGCAATCGTCGAGAGTGTACGGAACGGCGTCATCGTGGCACCCATTTTCCTTATCGACCGCAAGCATTTCATCAGCCGCTTTCTTGGCCGACTCAAAGCTCATATGTACCCCGCCGCAAATTGCAACGGAGTCAAACGTGCCGATATCTTCATTGGAATAATGGGACAGGATAGCATAGCACTTATGGCGTTCGGGTACGCCGCTCAAAGTGTTCAGTGCCATAGTTGCGCCGTCCACATAGCCGTAGCAGTAGGCAGCATTGTAGCAAGTTTGGTCTGTGTAGCTGTTGGCCTCCTGGTTCTTGGCTTTGATGAGTTTGCAGATAATTTCTTTGTTATTAGACATAATAAATACCTCCATAGTTGTAGTGTTAAAACGGGTTGGGACAATGTTGCCCTAGAGCAATCGTCCGTTCTGCATGGCTTCACCGAAATAGGAATCGACCACCTCTTTTGCGAAAGCAAAATAGGTTTCTCGGTTCTCTTCCGTGACCCGTTCAGCAAGAACAGGTGTGTTCAGCTTCACGCACAGACGATTGGCAAAGTTCACCCGTGCCATCAGCCCTTCGTGCAACGCACGGCGATGACGGTCGAGTTCCATGACGTACTGTCGAAACTCCTCACCGTCCATCGTGAAACGCGCGTGCTGTATCTGGACTTCCTGACTCGACACTATGTTGACGTAATCAACACAGGTTTTGAGCATCACGACAACGTCATCAACGCAGTCGTTCAGCAGTTCAGAGGCCATGAGGGCGGTGTACAGGTCGTTGACCTTGCAGCAGAGGGTGTTGTTGCGGCTATTCAGATTGATACTCATACGTCTCCCCTTAACGCGGGGTCATCGTGCGGCTCTTGGCTTTTGCCTCCACCGCAATGTGGACCCCGTAAAGGGCTTGGATTGATTTACTTGTTACAGATGCTTCCGGCTGAACCGGTCGTATAATAGGTGTTGAGAACCTCTTTGGCGAATGCAGTGTAGGCCGGGGAATTAGCAAGAGAATACATGTTGCCGGAGTTCATTTCGGCTTCAATTGCGTCTGCCACATTTCCAGCAATCTGGTCTGTGTTGTATTTCTTGCACAGCCGGTTGAGTAAAGCGACATTGGCAGCCGCGTTTTCGAGCAAACTGGTACGGGCAGAATCGACGCTGTGATAAAAAATACGGTAGCTTGCAGCATCCATCGTGATACGAGCTTGCTGAATTAAGATTTCTTGTTCAGCCAAAAAACTGGCATAATTTGCAAGACTATTGAGACTGTCAACGACCATAAAGGCGAGACCACTATCACCAGCCTTCTGCATTGCTTCGTATAGTGCTGCGACTTTCTTTGTGAGAAGAGTGTTCTGGTTATTAGGGTTAAAATTCATGAAATCGTTCCTTTCTTTTTCATGTAAACAAAAAAAGCAGGCCCATCCGAAGATGAGTCTGCTTTCTGCTACAGGTTGTGAATAACTATGGATTTGCTGGTATCCATCGTACAAGACTGATTTTATTCATTCCGCAAGCGCGGTCAAGCAAAATCAGCCTTTGTATTCTTTAGAAACCTTCTTTGCCAAATATACCTGCCCCTTAGGAGTAATCAGCGTCTTACGCGATGTATGGTAAGTGGTGCCGACATAGTACACCGTTTCCTTAACCTCGAAGATTCCCTGGTCGATGTAGCGCTGGTAAGCAACATTTGCAGAGTCAATATACTTTTCTTTGCGCAGCCACGCCATCAGACGGTTGCGGCCGATGTTGATACGGTCGTTGGCAAGACATTTTGCAAACTCGCCGAAATCGACGCTGTTCACGGATGCACTCACTGCGCGATGGAACTCAACACTCTCCTGCTGCACGCCGATAATGTTGTCCTGATTCTTGACAGCTTCCAGCGAAGTGACAAGCAAAGCCTTAGTTTTGGCGTCCGTGTTCGGAAGCCAATTATCGACAAAGACTACTGGGTCATTTACATAACCGCCGGTCTGGCGAATCCGGGGCAAGAGTTCGTCAAAAACCCAGGTCTCAAACTTTTCCGCTTCGGGTTTGTTTGAGCGGCAGATTAGACGATATACGTTGCCTTCCGAGATGAACTTGATGATGCGGGGAACGCCGTTTACATCCGCTCTGCCAGCCCTGATGCCATCATGGCGGCAATGTATGTTCAGTTCATGGCTTGGGTTTGAGTAGCCTAAAGCTGAGCAAACATCTGCGGCGCAAAAATAGAATTTGTTGTCATCCTCCATGATGCGCAATTCGCCGAACATTTCGGACAAAAAGACTTCAGGTACACGATTTTTCATAGTATTTCCCTCCAAAAAGTACCCTAACAAATCGTTAGGCCATGCCTGCTTTTTGACGATGGTATGTACGAATGGTTTTGCAAAAGTAGTCGCGGAATCATTCGCTGTACACATACTTTGCTGGAACCTCAGCCCCGCATTTAGAGCACTCAAACAAGTCCTCAGTGTCGGGAGAATGAGTTACCTCATCGCAGTTGGTCTCGGCCTTGATGAACTCGCCGTCCTCATCAACAAGCCAGGTCTGAGTGACGTGTGCTGTCGCATGGAACGTAGTGCTTCCACACTTAGGGCACGGACCGATTTTTGGGTTTGCAATCATTGTTGTTAATTCCTTTCTTGTGTTCGCGCAAATAAAAAAGGCAGACTCACCCGAAAGTGAATCTGCCTTCATTGTGCGAGATTATGAATTTTTCGTACGGCCCAAATGGCGCTATAGATGGTATCTATCGTACAGCTTTTATTATCAGCCTTTCGCAAGCAGTGTCAACAAAAAAGCCCCCTTATCCCAAACAGGACGAAGGGGCATATGTACTATTTGGTTTCCTTTTCAGCCGCGCAGCGGGCCCAGAAATCGTCGTCCATCGGGATAAACATCAGGTGGTAGCTGGTGTCAGGTTCAGAATTATCAGTGATGATAAATCCGTCCGGTACGCTTTTGATGGAAACGGCCACATCCGTTTTGTTCAAAAAGTTGCGGTAGCAGTCCATTGGAGCCTCGGGACCAGGTTTCAGCAAATAAGTGCCGATATCGCTGGTTTCACCGTTGCGGGTACATGTGATTTTATAGAGCTCTTTTGTAAACATATTAGTTCTCCTTTCAAAAGTTTCCAATGACATCGAAATCAATGTCGTAATCATCGAAAATATCAATGGTTTCAAAGTAGCTCCTTTTTGTCGTTCGCAAACAAAAAAGCAGGCTCACCCGGAGATGAGTCTGCCTGAATGTTTGCAGATTATGAATTGTACGAACGCAGGATTGCGCCTTGGTAGATGGTATCTATCGTACAATAACTATTCTATGCCGTTCGCATAGTTTGGCAAGAAAAAATGCCGCCCACCCGAAGGCAGACGGCTGAATGCTATTGGTTAGTTGAGGTTCGATTTTGTCATGACATGGGCGCGATATACCGTGTTGGTGTCTTCATCCTTCAATTCCCAGCAGCCGGTAAAACCATCGCATGGTTCAGTGGCGACAACTTCCTTGCCGGTATTATCGTACAGGATAGCCTCAGTCCAAGAATCGTCCTTGCCGCCGCAGCAGCGGATGTCCATTTCAAACCCGTCGGAGAATTTCGCAGTCTTGCTCAGCAAAGAACCATCGCCTTGCACTTCCGCGCCGCGAAGGTACTTCTTAATGCGCTCAGCATACGGTTTGTTGACATATATAGTTTCTTCCAGAACGGTTTTCTTTGGAAGTACATCGACAAGAACATGGTATTCGGCACCGTTGTATGGAAGAATCCAATGGTTGCAGAATGTCTTGGTGTTCTTTGTCTTGTATACCGTCTTGCCGTTCATGGCAAGCGTTACCATACCAGAAACACCATCTTTGCTGTTTCTTTTCCAAAGGACGGAAACAATGGTGTTGTCTGCGGCAAATACGACATCACTGATTTGATACTCGTCGTTGATGCTGTCAGGGTCATTGAGATGGCGGATAAGAACATCGTATTCCGATTTCTCCATCTGAATGTGGTTTACAAAGATGCGTTCAAAGCACTTGCTTCTCTCGTACATGCGTGCCACATACAGAACAGTCTCGACCAAATCCTCGACAGTTCCGGCTGTCATGGAATCCAGCGTACGGCGAGCCCACAGGTCAACACCATCCTCGATAATGCTGCACTCACAAACTCTGTGAAGGCTGGGATAGGTCACACTGATAAGCTGCATACGAAGGGCGGGTTTGTTACCTTTGGGATAAATGTCATTGATGGGAAAATTGAGGGGGTCAAGGCTGACACTTTCAGGGACCTCACCAAACCCCGACCAACGACCGGGATTCCGTTCTGCCATGAATTCACGGGCAAAACGCTCCGCAGTCTCCTTCGTCAAACCTTGCCATTCTTTGACATCGCGGCTTTTTTCGATAGAAGCAACTGCTTCGCTGACGGCAGTGAGGAAATCGCTCTGGTTTTCTTCCTGATTCCGTCTGGTTTCGTCCACGAGCTGCTCAAAGAGCGCTGCATCGCGCAGATACTTGGCGGCAATGGGAGCCGATACCTCTGCAGAATCCGGAATAGTCACTGCAGTGTTGAGGTATTCTCTGATATCCTTTTCGTCCTGCAACCTCTCGCAGAACTCCGAAAGCGCATCGAGTTCATCCAGAGAAAACTCGATTTTCGCGCTCGGCTGCTTCGCGGTTTTGGTGATAATGATGCCTGTGTTGTTTTTTTGGATTTTCATAATATTCTCCTTTTTTGTATTAGTATCTTCCGAAAAGAATCCTGCCGATAATCGCAATGTCTTCGTGCTCGGTGGAAGGTTCGTGTTTTGCGTTGTAGACAATCATTCGCAGCATGGTCTGTCTGAACCAGAAAATATCATCTGCACGAATGTCGTTGTAGCATGCTTTTTTGTACAAAAGCCGATTCTCGTAAAACTCTCGAAGGGTGATGGCTTCCTGCTCGCCTTTGATAAGTTGATACTTTGGCTGTGGGTTAGACGACGGAATTTCCTGAAATACGATTTCTCCGGCATCTTTTCCTGCGAAAATATCGGCTAGATATGCGACCTTTCGAGCCTCATTCCAGGCGTAACGGCTCTGATAGCCGGGCGTCAAGTCAACATCATAGAAGTACAGGAAACCCAGCAAAAATCGGACCGTGTGATTGTAGTTGCTGACCGGAAGCGGCTTGTAAGGGTTCGGCTTTCCGTAAACGGAACCTATGTCTTTGTATCCGTATTCCGGTCTCATATCAAGCCACGCATAGCGGCGGTATTCGGTAGATTCAAACATCTGTACGACATATATCTTTCCGCCGTCAAGTATGTCTCTGACAAAGCCATGCTGGTTCCCCGGGAGACTTACGCTTTCATCGATGCCGAACCGATACGCAGGACTACCGGCACTTTTTGCGATGATTTGTGCCCGTACAAAGTACGGATTGTCGCATGAATGACAAGTACAAGTGGTACTGGTTGCTTTGTTCGCCATTTTCAAATACACTCCTTTTTTGAACGCAAAAAGGCGGACCTCCCAGAATCAGGAAGCCCGCCTTAAAGCAGAATTGTAAATTGTACGAACGCAAATAGCGTCCCTGTGGATAGTATCTATCGTACGAATACTATTCTATGCCGTTCGCACAAAAGGTCAAGAAAAGTTTGTGCAAAAAGCGTTAATGGTTCTTGAGTTTGAAAGCGGGGCGAACGCCAAAAGAGTAAGAAGCGCAGCTGGCGGACGCATAACCGTCGTCGTAGACACTGGAGAAGCCAGTAGCGGATTCTCTGACCTTGTTCATCAGCCAGTACCACTGTAAGTTCTCATCCTTGCTGCAATCGAACGCCATACGGTTTCTACGTTTCTTCATAGGCTTCCACTGCTTCACATATGGGCTTTCATACTCACCGTAGTAGTTCTCTCCGAAAATCTCTTTCTCAGTCGGCAGACGGAGCAGGTCACCGTTGTCAAACGGAGTCATCATAGCCTTGAGTTCTGCCGGGAAGAGATTCAGAATCTCACCATTCAGCTTTTTACGAAGGTCACTCTCTTCGTAACCTCCTTCATTGGTACTGGTGCTGTTCATCGGGTGCTCGCTAGGCAGGCAATCAACCAGACAGAAAACCATGCCGTCCTCTTCTTGCTGCACTGCCATAGCCTGTACCTTTACACCATCTGCAAGTTTGACCTCGATGACGTCTCCGACCTTAAAAGTATCAACGTCAGACTCAATCATTCCTTTTACTTTCATCTTGTTTTCCTCCATTTTTGCGGTCTTAGACAGCAGCCATCAGATTCTTGCAGACGCTTTCCCAGCAAGAAGGGTCCGCGCTGAACGCATCCGGATGTTGCCGGACCTGAACCAGATATGCCACAAAAGGCTCGGCAAACTCCTTGGCGAACGAATCCCAGATTCCAGACTGTTCCAGAACCTTGGCAAACCGCTCTTCCCATCCGGTGGGGTTTGCAAGGTAATCAATGATAACAGAATCGTCGAATTTCTCCTGAAGTTTCAACATCACGTCGAGCGAAGTGGTATCGTTGTTCCGGTCATAAACATACTGCTTGATGGCGTTGTCGTATGTCATGGACTGAAACCTCTTGTCCTTCATCACCTCAGCAGATGGGGTGTAGGTCCTCTCGATGTATGCGAGAAACTTTTCTCTCATTTCAGCCGTGACCCAGTTGGAATCAGCCTGCCTATAATCGTCAAAGAGCAGAGCGAACTCAACAGACTTGCAGTAGGTCTCTTTGTGGTCAACGATGAACGCCATGAACTCGAGACCATTCTTAATGCTGAAATGGTTTACGCCCATAGCCAGAGGGAAAGAGAAGGAACTCTGCGCGTAGAGGGCTTCGACATAATGTTCTCCCTTAGCCAAAGGAACGCGTACAAAGCGCCAAAAAGTAGTGTTTCCGAAAGTGTTGGTGACAACACCTTCCAGAACGGTATCCGAGTCATTTGCGATATAGGAATCGAAGATTCCCTTTGTGATAGTTTTGCAGTACATACAAACCTCCTATGGTTTAGAGGGTATTTTTCTTCAGAACGACGTAATGAAAGCCGATAAGCTGCTTTGGCACATCAACGGAGGACTCGTCGTCCGGGTCGTAATAACCCGTCTCGACTGAAAGCCCCATAGCTTCCATGCCGCTCGCAACCACCTCAAGCTCCTGTTTGTTGTGGGAAACGATAGTGTTTTCCACGAACTCCACAGTGTTTTCAGATTTGGATGCAAGGCGCTTGCCGTAAACGATATAATCGAAATTTTGAAGAAAAATCCCGGAAGAAAGGTCACTGAGTTGCTTTTCGGTGATGGCTTTCTGACGATTCAGATAATCGTCATTCATGGATTTAACGCATGTTACATCTTCATCGACCCAAAGGATGCGTTTCGATTCATCCCCGTCAGCACGAATACCGTCAGCAATGATGGCAAGAGGCTGGTCAGTCTCCATATCATCATCACCGGCGTAAAGATGACCCATTACGATGTCGTTGGTATCGTTCGGCAGCTCGAGGCGGAACCAAGAACCGTGTCGATGGCTTTTAACGTTATCGGTCGTAAGCCAAATGCCGGGATAGGACTCTTTGGTTTCTTCACCAAGAGAAAATTCCGCATTGGCACTGTCTGCGCCAAGAACTGTTGATACGGTAAGAGAAATAGGCGGCTTCTCGTCTTTCGGCCAGAACACCTCGATAACTTTCTCGATAGGGACGACGACAGATACGGGTTTTCCGCTGAAATTAGAAGAAAGTTTCAGTTCCATGTTAATGTACTCCTTGTTATAATTGGTTGTTTTTAGATATCGACGTAGTAGTATCCCGTCAGAGAATCTACCTCACCGCTGCGTTTGTCTTCCTCAGGGTCGAAATATCCGGTAACGGCATCGAAACCCATTGAATCCAACATATCCGCAATGCGATTTACAGTAGTTTCGTCCTTTGAGACAATCATGGATTTGTCATACTTTACATAGCCGTGCGTGGCTTCCTCCAAACGCGTTCCGAAATCGGCGTAGCTGAACGGTTGGTCAAACTGTTTCTCAGTGGCGGCAAACAGCTTATACTTGTTTTCACCCTCGGACTCTTCACAGAAATCCTGAACGCTGACGGTTCTTTTGTTCGCGAAAACGATTCGCGGAGAATCGTCATTAGCTGCCCGATAGCCGTCCACAATGCGAAGCAGCCAATCATCGCTTTCCGTTTCGTTGTTACCGGAATACAGGTATCCGGTCACGAACGGATTCAGCGTATTCGGAGCTTCAAGAGAACACCAGAGTGCCTCTGTGTCAAACTTTTCGTTTCGACTTTCAAGGTCAACACTCAGGTAGTTCTCCTCCTTCTCATCGCAAATCGTCATGGCGGCAAGGATGGTCTCATCTTTAACCGTAGCAGACATCTCGATGCGGTTGGGTTTGCTGTTTTCGTCAGACCAGTATTTCTGAATCAGGTCTTCAATGGGAATGACAACCTTTTCGCCATTATTGCCTTTTAACATGATGTCCATAATTCATTCTCCTTGTTATTTTTCGATGTAGTCGCAGATGTAGTTCAGTATACCGTTCTTTTCAAGGTCGTCGCCGATAAAGCCACTGCAGGAATCAACGACATTGCCGTCTTCGTCCGTGATGCAGTATTGCCAGCAATTTCCTGCCAGATAGTCACTGTATGCTTCGAGTTCGTTACGGATGCAGTCCTCGGCGCGGTGCATGGCTTCACAGCGGGATACGGGAGTATCGGAAATTCTCTGCTTCATGAAGTCGTTGATGTTAGCGACCGCAAAGCCGATGCAGGCGGAATCCCAAATGTCAGAGAACGGAACCGTGCAGAGTGCAATGCCACTATGCTCATAGATATAAATGGGAAGAATGGCATACTCGCCTGTTTTCGCAAGCGTCCGCTTTGTTTCGTTCAGGTAGTAGGCGCTGTCGATGATATCGCCTATCTTGCGTCGAGGACTTTTGAGACAGTAAAAAGTGGCTGCATTGCAGTCATTTTCGCGTGGGTTTTCGATGTCCGTGTCACGGCTTATTTCGAGGCACAGGTCGTCTTTGAGGGTGATTTCTCGGTAATCGTAAACGGTCATTTGGAACCTTCCTTTCTGATAAATGCAAAAAGGCGGACCTCCCAAAAATCGGGAAGTCCGCCTTAAAGCAGAATTGTGAATTGTACGAACGCAAGACGCGCTGAAGTAGATGGTATCTATCGTACAGTTACTATTCTATGCCATTCGCACAGTATAGCAAACAAAAAATGCCGCTCATCCGAAGATGAACGGCAAAAATGTTATTGGGCTTGATTCAGAAGTTGACTGAGCCAAGTTGGTCGATATGTTCCAATAGGAAGAAGCTGCCCGTTGCGATATTCTGCAACAAGCACAAATCCATTGTCATTATCGAAAAACTTAGCTTCATCGCAGTACGGCAAAATTTTGAGGACATCCTCGAAACGGTGAGAAAAGCGGGCGTTAACATCCTTAGTGGGAATATCATGCCCCCCACGCTCTACACGGTTTCGAATTCGTCGAATACTTTCTTCGGCGGTATCAAGACCGACATAGTACAGACGAATATAATATCCAGCTTCTTTTGCACGTTTGCAAAGCCGCTTGGGATATCCACCGGAAAGCGTCGTCTCTTGTGTGAAATTCACACCGTCCATTAAGGCACGCTCGATACGCTCAACAGCGAGTTTGCCGCCTTCGTATTCGTCACCGCCACACTGAATGGTTAGTTTGTCGGGGTCAACCACAATGCCGAAATCGTTACGCTCAGAACGCAAAGAACCGGTTAAGCTGGATTTTCCTGTGCCATTCACGCCGCCAATCAGAGTGTAAATTTTCATGGTATCACCTCTTCACTATTATACCACATTTTGCGACAAGCGGCAATCGTTTTGCTTTTCAGGTAGTAAGCCGTTAAAAGCATATTCTACAATTCCTTGCTTGTAATAGTTTTCGTATTTTTTATAAAGGGTAAAGCCGTTTTTCTTTAGCAGAAATTCAAATTCGTTGATATGAATTGATGAAACGGTAATGAGTGGATTTGTACATTGTAATGCCTGATGTGCGATTTTTAGCAATTTTGTAGCAATCCCTTGGCATCGGTAATGCTCAGCTACTCTTAATGTACAAATTTTCTTTTCATCAGCATCTTTTAGTATTAGAACGGCAACTATTTTTCCATCGTCCAGAACAGTATAAATTATCCGATTTTCACTTGCCAATCCGGGAACGACTGTACTATAGTACCATTTACTAAAATTGCTATACTCATTATCCAAGTCGTGCAGAAATTCATATATAGCAGTGATGGTTTGGCTATCATCAGCTTTAACGCGTACTTGTTTCATCGAGCAGTCTTCACATCCAACAAATGACCATCATCAGGCTTATTGAGCCAGTCACACCAGCTCAGGTTGTCGGAAGGAAAGTCTTTTACGTTGCTGTGAATGTCATTTAAGAAGACAGCAAGGCGTAGTTTGTCGAGGCTGCGAATTGCATCCAAACGAGTCTTAACGACACCGTTTGCCACATCTCGTGCGTAGAGCGCATCGCTGAGCTTCCAGAGCTCATCGTTTTCGTCGTTCGGGTCGGACTTTGGGAGCTTGATGTTATCGGCTTCGATTTTTGCACGAATCGATGCCTCTGCTTCTTCAAAAGTATCAAAGACTTCACGCTCAGCAGAAAATTCTTCTGTCTCGAATTGCGCTTCTGCAAGCAGAGCCCAACGTTCACTTTCAGATGTGGAGTTATCCAGTAAGCCGTCGTAGGAATCTTCCAACTGGTGCAGTTCGCTTGGCGTCAGGTCTTCCGCAGGGTCGACTACGCCGTGAACTGCAAAGTAGTTGTCAGGCGCTTCGAAGATATCGTAGAGTTCGAACTTGGTTTCACCAACCTGACGACGCCACTGACAGGTATCGGGGTCGGTGCAAATCCAAGTTTTAGCTTCTACTGCTGCAACATTTAATGCGGCTGCGAGAGCATTGAGCGCTGCAGATACTGCAAAATCCTCGCAGAAAATCGGAGCACAAGAGCCGGATGTTTTTGCATATTCATCGAGTAAATATGTTTCGCTGAGTGCCGTCACTTCTTTGGCAAAGTTGTTTTTGTTTACGATAAACAAGTGCTTATTTGGAAGGGTCATCAAGGTGATATAGGCGCTTTCGCCGTCATCACTCCACTTGAAATCCCATCCTTGCTTTTCACAAATTTCCTGAAATTGCGGCAGATACATCTGTCAGTCCTCCTCGATATTTTTTGTATTGGTAAGTTCATACACACAACGCGACATCTCCGTAACAAAAAAACGGGATATCGTAAATTGTGCGTACATGTTTGTCAGAGCGCATGTGAAACAGCGCCATTGCCATGCGGTAGGAAAGTGGTTGCCGTTTGTTTGTTGGTTAGATACCAAGGCACTGAGCGGCAGTTTTGGTATCGCAGAAGCACAGAAGTTCCTGACCATACCGGAAACCGTCGAATCCATCACTGTAGGAGTAGTCGATACGGCCTTTGCGGTCGCGCTTTACCAGCTTTTTGAAAGCATCCTCCAGAGTGGTCTTGCCGCTGTTTACAGCTTCGGTAACCATGTCGTTGAGTTCATCACTCATGTCGATACCAGTTGGGTCCGGATACATCATGCTACGGGCGTAACCACGGAAATCGGATATGTTCATAAAGAAATCTTCGTCAACTTCTGTACGGATGGGTGTATTCAGCTTAATCATTTCATTTTCTCTCCTTTGTGTTTTGCAAACAAAAAAGCAGACCCACCCGAAGATGAGTCTGCTTAGATGAATGCAGAATTATGAACGATTGTACGAAAAACACAAGTCTCTTTCGATATGAATGTTATCTATCGTACAATGTTCATTATACTTGGTTCGCATGTTCATGCAAGGTGGAAATCAGATTTTCTCAACTTTATCCACGCCATACAAAACATTCAGGCCAGAGCCGTTGTCCCAGAGCATGATGAGGCTGCCGATTCCATCGACGCCAACAACTGTGCCTTCCGTGCCAACAGGTGGAGCCTGCAGGTCATTCATTTTTACAAGGCGAACACGCGTCCCATTGGGGTATCCGCTGCGAAGCATTTCAACAGTTTCTTTAGTCGGTAATGTCATTGTTCTTTCTCCTTTTTCCCGGTCTGCGTCACGATACCTTCGCGGCGGTCGTTAATCAGTGCTTTGAGCAGCGTAATGTACTGGAAGAGGTCCATTTCGTCCTTCACTCCGCAGAGCGAGAAGCTCTCGTAAGGAGCATTTTCATTGTGGCCCAGCATCCAGCTATCGAGTCCCAGCGTTTTGTAGATGTACTCATAGCATCTGCTGTGCTGGAAACAGTCCATGTTTTCCTTTGCGTTGTCTGGTGCGATTGTCTTGGCTTTTGCGATAGCATCCATAAAGAACGGAATATTGCCGGATTCCCATTTGTTGAAGGTGTGGTCATGGTTATCTTGGAAGAATGCGCAAAGCGGCCACTTCTCACAGACTTCTTTCTGAGGCATCATGACGATGCCGAGAAGTTGATACTGTTCCCAGTAGAGAAAGCAATATGTGAATATGGCTTTCAGCCAGTAGCGGTTTGCCATGTCTGCGAGGTTCTCCATCTGCATATTGCGCTGGCTGTACGGAACTTTCTTGTCGCAGTAATAGCGGGCACGTACAGAAGGAATCTGGTAGAAGCAATCTTCCAAATCTTTCTGTACTTTTGCAGGAATCATGCGACTTTCCACATAAGCCATCGCAGTTTTTAAGGCTTCGCCACGGTCTTTGACCCAAGCAAAGCCGATATATGCTTTATTGCTCATCAAAGAAACCTCCGCTTTCAGTCTCTAGTATTTGTGTGTGCCAAAATAGACTGCCAAATGAGTTTGGCAAGAGTTTCCGGCGTGTTGAAGCGACTCACAGATGCACCTTTCCAAGTGCCGGTGCTGCCGTTGATGCCGTTGCGCAGCTTGATGCCGCTGCCGTTCTTCTCTTTCCAGTCGTGCAGGTTGACGGAGTAGTCGTCCAGAAGGAAGAATGTTTTGTCGATGTGGGAATGTTTCAGGCGTCTGGCGGCGGTAGCTGCTTTGCTTTCTCCGCACGGAACGAAGATGCGGTGCGCCGCGTCAACTTCCGGCAGGTACACATTCAACCAGTCGTTTTTTTCGCCTACCGAGCAGGGGTTCTCCGGCATGAAAGCCGAAAGGACATAGATGTCCAGTTCGGGACGTGTGTTGCAAAGGATTCTTACCGCGTCTACCACTGTCTGATACGGTGGCAGGTCACGGAAATAGTTCTCCTGCAGCAGGTCCTCAAAGCAGGCAGCCTGCTTCCAAGTAGCGAGTGTGCCGTCCATGTCGATGAACAGCCGAGCCGTAATGATGTTATCTGTCATAATGAACCTCCCTTATTTGGTTAAGTATGAGTGTTAATGAAGTTTTTCTCCTCGGTAGTCGGGACCTCAACAACTGTCCACCAATCCGTGAAATCGGGACCTTTGATGTAGAGGTCGCGATAGCATTCCTCAGTGGTGATGTTATCAGCTCCGTAGGATTTACGATAAGTTTTCGTCTCTTCCTTGAACTGCTTGTGGGCTTCTTCCATGGCCGATTCAAATGTGGGGAACCGGTTGGTAGAACAAACGGACGGGGCGGACATATCGCTCATGTAGATGTTTTCAAGAATAAATTGCTTCATTGCTTTTTCCTTTCTTATCGGCATCGAACTCGCACGCTATGTTATTGTCGAGGCTACAGATTGCAGCTCCTTGGATGACATTAGCATGGCTCGGAATTCTTTTACCCGAAAGCGTAGGACGAATGGTAGTGATTGCTTCATCAGCGGTTTCTGCTTCGACATAGAACGCAACAGGAATTTTGCATTTGATTTCGAACATTTTTCTCATGGCTGTTCCTTTCTTGTAAACAAAAAAGCAGGCTCATCAAATGACGAGTCTGCTTTGCTTACAAACAAAACTGTAAATTGTACGACCGAAATAGGCATAGAATGTTATCTATCGTACAATACCTATTCTACCCGGTTCGCACAACTTGGCAACTGTTCATTTTGCGTGGTGCAGTGTTTTTTCGCTGCGGCGCACAATTGCTCGATGTCAGCGGCGGAGTATCCAAAGTCGAAATACGCCATCGGCAGCTTCTTGTCATCGTGCTGCCACTCGCTGCGCAGAGCAATCCTGTCTTCATCAGCGTAAACGAACATGTCCGGAAATTTCGTTACAATTTCATGTAGCGCATCATCGCCGGTGTCGCTGAAGATATACCTGTCCGTGGCGTTTGCCATCAGTCTTACAATTTGCTGCAAATCATCCGGTGAAAACGAATAAGTCTTGCAAGTGTTTAGACAGTTCGCCAGCAGCGTTTCAGTATCAATTTTCAGACAACACATATGGATTCTCCTTTCGGTGCTTGGCTTCTACATTTCCAAATATACTCATTTCGCACGAATTGACAACAAAAAAAGAGCCCCGCATTTCTGCAAGGCTCAAATGGAACGAATCGTGTGTCAGCACAATTCATTCTGATAGCAAGCCATCCTCGTGGAGGATGTCAAAAACCTGCTACCCGTCGCTTCAGGATGACCCTGATTGACTACTCCTCTGCACCGGGAGTGAAGTCCAACGCCGATTCTCAGACAAGAATCACCGATATGGCGTTATACGAGCTCGGTATATCACCTAGGTTATGTATTCCCTGTTGGTGCCCTCGTACTGGCGCAATGAGTGCTCACTGTATAAGTACAGCTTCTTTCTACAGCCAGAAAATTCTGGTGCAGGACGTCCCATTGCCGACTGTCCTGACTTTTGAGATATAGCCTCATATTGCAATCCATCGTTTTGATAGAGCTGGTGTGACCCGATGGTGGATATTCAGTCACGCTCTACGTTGCCGTTAACCCAAGCAATCTCGGAACACCTTTTTTAGTACCTGTATCGTTCAGGAGGCAAGTGCTGCCTAAGGGTGGTGCGGTTAGACGCGACCGAGGCTCTTGCACCCCACGATGTGCCCTTCCGCGTCGCGGATAGGCTCATTGGGGATGAAGACGTCGGTACGGTCCTTGCACCGTGCGGCGACGAGGCTGCTCACGATGAGCAGAGTGTCGTCGCGCTGGGCGGGAAGGTTCTGCACCTCGCCGTAGACGGTGGTCGTCAGCGGGATAGTGGTCCCGTTGAAGTCCACAGAGCCAGCATCTGCAGTCGCTGCGGAGACGCGAGCAACTATGCCGGAGGGCTCGATGGTGATGCCGGCCACGGTTACGCTATGCGGGGTCAAGTTGCGGATGTACATGTGGGACCTCCTTCGTTGTCTGCAAAACAAAAAGCAGACACGTCAAAAGGCGTGCCTGCTTGAAGTTAAGCAGGTTGAGAAACGGTTGGTGGTAGATATGGTATCTATCGTATGTATACCATTATACCCCATCCGCATACGAATGCAAGGCCTTTTTGGAATTGGAATTATTTTTTGGTTTCCTCAAAAATAGGGTTCTTCCAAAGAACTTTGCGTCCACTTTCAATGCGAGAGACCGCCTTCATGGGAATATCAGACCGGTATTTACTGTAGTCAGCGCAGTTCTCCGCAAGAAATTCTTCCACATCATTGCAGAGCTTACGCGGTGCAATAGCCCATGTAGAAATGACCTTGTTCTTAATCGTTTCAGAAGTAATCAGGTTGGAAACGGGATATTGCACCTGCATTTCTTTCCCATTGGCTTCAATAACGAGCCGAATGTTTTTTGCTTTTGCAGTCGCAACAAACAAACTACGGCACTCACTTTCCCAACAATGTGGCTTAGACTGGAACTCCAGCATCTTTAATTGGGTGAGATGTTGGACGGCAACGAATTTTTTCCCGATGCTTTTGCTGAAAGGTGTGCCATCACGAGAAGTGAGATTCTTATCGAGGACATTGACTACCCTTTCCGCCCATCCGGTAGGATTAGCGAAAAACTCGATGGTTGCGGTGTCATCAATGTGCTCAAAGAATTCACGAAGGCTTTCTTCAAATGCGGTGTCTTTCTTTTGCAGGACATACTGTTTGACAGCGTTTTCATAAGCCTCGTTCTGCAATTCGGGCGTGTTCAGATAGTCAGGGTCGAGAATTGTTTTCTGCTCCAGATAATCCCACAGTGTTTTCGTCATCTCACCCATTGCGGAATGGGGACCGGTGTAAGCAGAGGTGACATCAAACAATCGCAGGAACTCATAGCTTTCAGCATAGGTCTTTTCGTGGCCCACAACATAAGCCATAAACTCAAGGTTATGCTGTTCAGAAAAATGGTCTTTGCTCATGCTGGTGGGATAGTTACTGCACATTTGCCCAAATAATGCCTCGACACTATGCTCGCCATCGGAAAGAGGAACGCGGACAAAACGGTAGAAATCCGAGTTGTGGTGCTTATCCAGAACGTTACCGTCCAAAACGGAAATGTCGGGATTAGAAAGAAAAGAACGAAATGCTTTTTCATTGATAGTTTCGAGATACATAGTTTTACTCTCCTTTTTGTTATTTATTTTGTTTGGCAAGATGCTTTTTGATATTTACTCAGAAGTCACGTTCATCGAGCTGCTTTTCGGTGGCAGCGCCTTGGCGTTTCAGATAGTTATTGGTTAGAGGTTCAACGTGAGTCAACGACTCATCCACCCAAAGCATGCGCTTTGAGTCATCGTCGTCGTTGCGAACGCCATCAGCGATAACAGCTAGAGGTTGGTCCGTCTCTGTTTCATCATCGCCAGCGTACAGATAGCCTTTTACCATGTCGTTGGTTTCGTTCGGCAGCTCCAAACAGAACCAGAAACCTGCACGACCGGTATTGCTGTTTTTGCTGGTGAGCCAGATACCGGGATAAGAATCCTTTGTTTCCTGGCCGAGCATAAAGTTAGCACTGATGCCGTCTGTGTCAAGCTCAGTGGAAACAGAGAGAGTAGAAGGTTTGGTGGCGTAAGGCCAGAAAGCTTCGATAACTTTTTCAATCGGAATGGTTATCGGCACGGATTTGCCATCAATTTGGCCCGTGATTGTCATTTTCATAAAAATACACTCCTTTTGTCGTTATAACGCAAAAGGAGCGGACCTCCCGATATGGGAAGTCCGCTCTTCATGCGAAATTGTGAATTGTACGAAAGGCAAAACGCCCTTTCGATTGCTGGTATCTATCGTACAATTTCTATGATATGCTGTTCGCAAGGCGCGTCAAGTTTCATTCGTCAGCAATACCTATATAAAGATGGTAGGTGGCGTTTGCCGTCTGGCAAACCCAATGGTTGTAGAACGAGTTGCTCGGCTCAGACGTGACGATATCCTCATCCTCACGATAAATAGCCGCTTCGCACCAGGAAGGTCCATTGTGGCGTGGAATGCAGCGAACATCCATGTGCATACCATCGGCGAAGATAACGGATTCGAACTCAATCTCATCCTGCTCTTTGCCGTCATCGGTATACTGCTTGATTTCGTTCATTCGTTTCTGGCTGATGGTAAGGCACTTGACGAAAACCTTGCGGAAATTTGTGAGATTTTCGTATATCATGCACACTCGCATGATGGCGCTTGTCAAGGCATCGACAGAACCAGGGTCGTTGCAAATCGCAGTCTTGTCGAAACAGCCAATGCCGTGCCCTGTCCAGAATCCGCCTTCATACAGGTGAACAGAAGCCGCATAGCAAAGACAACCATCAGGTTTGCAAAGCTGAATTTCGAGTGTGCAGCCATCGTATGTTTCATCGATTTTGCGCTTGTACACATCGAAACTGATGTTGTCAGGCACTTCCCCGCTGCCGTCCCAATGATAGGGATTGCAGCGAATAAGAAAGAGTTCTGCGATTCCTTTTGCATAAATTTTCGTCATACCGACCTTTTGTTTGAACATAGGACTCATAATCCTTCTCCCTTCTCTTCGTTTAGCAATTCGCGTGCATGGTCGAGGACATCCTTTGCGACAGGTTTACCGCCTTCATTCATGGCAAGGAAAATTTCCAAGACTTCTGCGCGAGTTACGCTCTGGTCAATCTCAGCAACGCCAATGGAGGCATCCATAAACCAGTTCTTGTCCTGTGCGGAAAGGTCATTGTAAAATACGCCTTTGTACGGGAATCGGTTCTCATAAAAAGCAAGCAGGGTCAACATACGCTGCTTGCCATCAACGATTTCATAGTAGTTGCCATCGTTGCTTGTGCGAGTGAATGGCAGCTGCTTAAAGACGAAACGACCAATCTCGCGACCCATAAAGATGCTGTCCAACAGCTTTTCCCTGTCCTCATCACCCCAAACAGAACCACGCTGATAATCAGGGTTGAAATCAACGCCGAACAGGTATTGGAAGCTGAGCAGAGAGTACATGCTGCGGTTTGAGTAGTGCAGGCGGGACAGTGCAGAATTGCGCTTGGCAAAATGCGTGCTATTGCCATTATCCAGTGGGCGAACACTTGTCCAGGCCCAGCAGGAATAGTCGTCACAATTTGCACCACTGCGGATAAGATACATGTACCCGCCTTCCAGAGCCTCGTCAACAACGCAGTTTAGAAGGTGACCAACCTGTACTTTGTCGCCGACCGTGAAGCGATAAGAGGGTTTCCCTGCACGCTTGGCAGTTTCACAGCCTCTCTCGTAGGAAAGACCTTCGAGCGCAGCTTGTTTCAGGTTGATTTTTGTGATTTCTTTTCTTGCACTTTTCTTAGCCATTGCGATTCTCCTTAACCAATCCGATGGACTCCGAACAAAACAGCAGGAAGAAGCTGTTCATACGGGGTGTATTGGGCAAAATCGTAGATTTGAGCCTCATCGCTGATGATGTATCCGCCAGGGCAGGATTCGCCATCTTTATTGGAACCGCCGTTGTCATCAAGGCCACGGCTTTTGAGCTCGTTGAGATAATCCTCACGCATAGCATCGTATGCTTCTTCCGGGGTAGAATATTGCTTTGGATTTACTTTTGTGTAAAGATGGCCCTCGTCATCGGTAAAAGTTTTTGTGATGATAAACATAATTTACACTCCTTTTTTTGTAAGTACGCAAAAAGGCGGACCTCCAGATATTGGAAGTCCGCCTTCAAGCGAAATGTGAATTGTACGAAAGGCAAAGCACCTTTTCGATTGCTGGTATCTATCGTACAGTTTCATCATACGCCGTTCGCACAATATCGCAAGAGAAAAGAAGAAAAGCCGCTGCCTCCCAGCATAGGCAACGGCTTATTGTTATTTGCTCAACGCTTTCTCAGCGTTTTCTTTGACGGTCGAGCGGATGTCAGCAGGCACCTTCAGAATGTCCAATGCCGCCTCAACGGAAAAGCGTCCAGAACGTACAAGGTTTGTAACACTTCCAGAAAGAGATTCGAGATGCCCTTCTTCGCGGCCTTTTGCAAGACCTTTTTCGACGCCCTGCTGCTCGACAAAGTCACTGTAATTGCACATTTGATTGATACCCTCCTTGATGTCAGTTGTAACCGGCAGACCGCATTCGGTTGCAAGTTGCAGCTTTTTCTCCACAGGCGTTTTATTATCAAAAATCGTAGAAAAGAGAAAAGGCGGAATGCCCTTTTGATTGCTGGTATCTATCGTACAATTCTAATTGTATGGGTCTCGCACGAATGTGCAATGGTCTTTAGCCAAGCATCGTCACATCACCATCAACGTACCAGATGTACTGCTTCCAGTTAGAAGCGGTCGCACCAGGGATGAGCTTCAGCGCAGAAGCTGGAGGTACGCGGCTCGGCTCAAACGACGTTTCACAATGTTTTTCCAGGCCGTATTTCCGCAGAACGATACTCGGCATTACTCTGCCAAGCTCGTACCACTTGCGAGGCGGGATACGGCTGCAATGTTCGCGGTGAATTTCAGTGTATTCCTGCTGGAATTTGTGAATGGCCCGAAGCAGCTGACGCATCGGGCAGGTATTAAGGATGCCAGGGTCCTTGTAGCGGTATACTACAAGACGATATTTATCGTGTTCCTTGGTGGTCAGAACGACACCAAAATAGTTTTTTGCCATGATATCCTCCTCGTTTTAGTAGTTAGTACCATACTCCAGGGCGTAATCCGGACGCTGATATTCGACGACCGGCTTTTCCCAAGAGCAGATGGGTTCAGTATTGGCGCTCGGAAAATGAGAGCTGATTCCGTTGGTGGCAAGCAAAGCTGCCGTGCAATCCGCAATCTGTGCAAGAAGCTCAGGATTCCATCCAAAGGTGTCATCTCCGGTCAGCTGCTTGCACAGGACTTGTGCCGCTCGAAGAATTTCAGTGTCTTTGGATTCCTGCTGAATAGGTTTCGGTGCAGCAATTGTGACATTTCGTGCAATGACGTTTTTGGGCAATGGCTCATCGACCCATTTTCCCTCGTAAATCTCACGGGCATAGAAACCGTCTTTGTCGAATTCGTCAAGGCGAACCCAATGGTCGGCTTCCCAGGTTCTTTGAGCGATTCCGTCTGGGCTAATAGTAACCATTACACGTTCATCGTGTGCGTTGTTTCCCCAATGGGTTTCAGAGTCATTGCCAAACTCCTGAATGAGAAGTTTCCTTGCGAGTTCTCCATCGGTCAGTGCAGCCAATTCTTTGATTCGTTTTGTGTTCATATTTTTTCTCCTTTTTCTGTAAACAAAAAAGGCAGGCCCATCGTGGTGATGAGTCTGCCTAGTTGTATCAGTTTGTGAATTGTACGAGCGCTGAAATGCGCAGATGCTATCTATCGTACATTCACAATTTTACCGGCATCGCAAGCAGCGTCAAGCTGTAGCAGCGGCGTCAGCAGTTGCTTTTTTGGCTTCCGTGTATGCTTCGTAAGCCGCGTGATATTCACTCAGCTTAATCTGCGTAACGGTGTCTGGAACCTTGGTGCTGCGAGTTGCATATTCGCAGGAATAATATCCGTAGATATTTCCCTGCTCATCATCCCACAGCTCCGTAGTGATGCGGCCATAACCGTTGAAGTCGGCCCACCAGAACTGGTTGGCAAGGAATTTCTTGCCGTTCACGTTCTTACAGACCTCATCTTCCCACAGGCAGTTCATGGGCGAACGCTGCTTGAAGACAACAAATCCGTGAGGGTCACGGCGTTTCATAACCTGGGACTCGTATTTGGCGAGCAGTTCCGTCTTCAAATCAACAGTCAGTCGGTCATTCAAAACATACGAGAGCTTCTCATCAGGGAAATATTTGTCGAAGAACTGCTTTGCAATTTCAATGAAATGCGCTTTTTCCTCCTTTGTCGCGAAATAATTCTTGTAGAAAGTGGTGCCGGGATTTACCTTAAATGCCATTTCAACCATTGCTATTACTCCTTTTTCATCTGTACAGTCCAGCCGTTCACATCGGAATAAACCGCATAGAGCAGCGTTGCGAAATTGTAGCCTCCGTCATACAGCGTATAGCGAAGGGAGATGTTCAGCGTAAGAGTCCGTTCCTTGACGACGCCATCGCAATCGAGATAGCTGAACGTCTTTGTTGGATTGGTAAACCATGCTTTACGTTCTTCATTGAACTTATCTTCATCGTATTCCACGATTTCCTTGAAATACGAATCGAACGTGACGAGCTTGACTGACGAGAAGACATCAGCCATCATCCCGCACTTTTCAATCAGTTCATCAGGCCATTCGACCTTGATGATTGCTGCGCCGTTGTCTTTCAGCTCTTTGTGAGGGCTGAGCGAAACGTTATAGCGCTCACTGAGAAAGCCGAACAGCCAGGACCAATCGATAGTTTTCAGGAAACTGGCAGCTTCCTTGGCGTCCATGAAAATTTTGATTTCTTTACGTGCCATGATATATCTCCTCACTATATTATTCGGTGCCGAATTTAGCCCACGCTTCTTCGACACTCATGTGATAAACCGCCTTAAACTGTTCTTTGAAATACGCATTGAACAATTCCCGGTGGTGAGGGCTCATGATGACTTCAAGAGTAAAGTCGGGGTCGTCAGTAGAACTGTTGCAGTAAGATACATAGGCATGAATGGTATCGTCCGGATGCCAGTCAATGTACATGTTAATCCAATCTGCATTTTCTTCTGAGTTCAAATCAAGGCCAAATGCTTTGTCTGCATCGAACCAGATAGGAACATAGACGTTAATCCAACCGTCGTAGATAACTTCCGCTTTGCCGTCGAGCACAAACCGCATCAGCTCAGCAAAGTTCTGCACCACAATCGAATCTTGAGTGCAGAGGTCATGAACCAACTCATTGTGAGTCATTATGAAATGCCTCCTTGTTATTTGTTTTTTTTGTTTTATTATTTTTTGAAACTGTCGAAGAACCGAATCATCTCGCGGTTTACACCGACTGCGGATTCGGATTCAGGATACAGTGCTGCAAAAGCATGAACGGTTTCCTTCTTGGAAACAAAACCATAGTCGTGGTGAACGCGCTCGTTTTCGAGGCATTTCTTAAACCCAAAAGTCTGTTTTTTGAGAAAGTCCTTTTTCCCGGTGCAGATATAGCACGGGGGGATGAGTTTGGAATAGGTTTCAGGCTTGATGAACTCAGCATAACTGTGATTCTTCCAGCCCTTAGACATATAGTAGTTCTGAAGCAAACCTACCTGGCCCTTGTAGATGTAATACATACCGCTCTGCAGGCCCATCGCGTTGATGACGAGCTTCTTGGCTGCCTCTGGTACGTTCTCTTCCAGCTCGTCCTCTACCGGCTGCATCTTGACAGGATAGCGGAGAATAGAGCTTGCCATGCAGGCGAGGAATGCGCCAGCGCTGTCGGCAACTACAAAGACCTGATTCAAGTCACCAACGAAATCTTCAGCACGTTCAGCTACAGTAGCAAACGCATTGATGACATCAGTGATTTGGCCAAAGATGTTGGTTTCAGGGACCAGACGGTAATCCGGAACAAAGGTGAGAAAGCCTTCCTTAGCGAGCCAGGTTGCCAGGTTTTGATTCTGTTCTTTCCGGCCAGCAATCAAGCCGCCGCCATGGATATCGATGATAATCGGATGCTTTTCGGCATCGTTATCCGGGCGATAAACGTCCATGAAAAGATTCTGCTTGCCGCAAATACCAATCTCAGTGGCAGTTATGCCTTCATGAGGCATAACAGGCTGAGACTTGATAATTTCTTCTACATGGGTGCGTTCTTTCTTGGTGGCGGCATTGATGAAATTCATGATAAAAACTTCCTTTCAAATTGATAAAAAAATAGCGGCCGCCAATCTATAAAAAAATGAGATTAGTGGCCGCTTGGGTGTTATTGGAATTCAAATGTGTATTGGGTTCCTCTTTCGGTTTTGACAAAAATTCTGCTTCCTGCAAAGCCAATAGCTTTTACTGTGCTGGTACGCAGGACGTCTTGTTGCTTTGGTGTTGTTGTTTTGAATACGAGTGGCTGCCCACTTGACAGCTCAAGAGTTCCGACCCGTCCAATGAGCGGAAGAACTCTTGCGTTGAGACTCGTGGTGCTGTGAAGCACACAACTGCTGTTAATCCGCATCATTGTCCTCCTGATATGAACTGGTCAGATATCCACATCCGGGTACTGATTCAACACATGATTGAACCTGTTATCCAGATGTTCATCGTTTTCGTCCCGCTCGGGATAATCAAACTTTCCTTCCTCTTCTGCTGCATCCCCCAAACGTTCCATGAGTGCAATGACGCTTTCGAGCCAGGCGGAAGCCTTGCCAAACGTGTCATCCTCTTTTCTCTTGGCATAGAGCATGTCAGAAACTTCTTCGAGAGCCATTTTCTGCTGGTACAAAGTATTCCAGTTGATGTGCTCTACAGCGGAACGCAGGGGAGTTAAGTGTTCTGTTTCTGTTACAGTGTTCGTTACGGTCATCTTTTTATTTCTCCTTGTAGTGTTTAGTTACGATAAACGTCAGCAAAGCACCGCAAAATTCCAACAAAAAAAGCAGACCTCCAAACGGATAGTCTGCTTCTCAGAATTGTGAAATTATAGCGTATGTGTGCTGTTATCTATCATACAATTTTTATTGTATGTGTTTCGCACAAATACGCAATAACTATTTTTTAGAATTAAGAATCGGAATTTTCCGAACTGTTGCTGTTATCATCGGAACTGGACTCAGCGTTTTCGTCCGCCGTGGAATTGTCACCAGATTCAGCGTCGGTGTTTTCTTCCGCGCTTGTATCCTGTTCGACAGTCGAATCACTGTTGACTGATGCGTATGTACCAGTCAAGATGACGGGAACTTCACCATAACCCAGATAACCGCTAATCAGGCTGCCGGAATTTTCGACTAGGTACTTGGTTTCTGTCATGTTCGGGAACAAGTAAATATCCTGAATCGTAGTGCCCTTCACATTAGCGCTGTCAAAGGTATCGTTGCACGCCGCAACAACACTATACCCGTCATAGTTCCAAACCAGATAGAAGTTCTTGCCGCCAATTTCAACATCATAATCTGCATCTCGGAAATCTTCAAAGGTACGATACTGCTTGCTGGAATTGAAAGCGACAGAATCGTTGTTTGTCCAGTAGAGACCGGACGGATTGCCAAACAAACCATACAGAAAGTTGAGCTGTTCCTCTGGCTCTCCGTCGGTCGGATAGCCGTCGAATTTGTCCGGAGTGACAGACGAATAATAGAGGCCGTCAAGGAACGCATCGCCGATATTGATGCCATCATCATTGGCTGCACGACCGTCCAGCATCAAGGTCAGTGAACCGCCGTTATATCCAATCGGATAATAGTCACAGCCGTCATCCTTGCTGGCAGTGTGAATGGAAAAATCACTGATTTCCTTTTCTACGCCTTCGCCTGTGGATTCTGCATTGATTTCACCAATGACTGTATCACCGTTTTCAAGTTCGTTCAATTTCAGATATCCCTTTACAGGCAAATCCCGTACATCCTGTAATGCAACGTCCGTGATATCCAGTGTCTTGCCGGTATCAACGCTGCGCAGCGAATAGAACTTGCTGCCGTCATCGTAAGACAAAGGACTCTGCCCCATCGGAATACCGTCCGGCCAGGTAGTGTCAGGATTGTCCAGCGTGCCGGGCGTGAAATCCGGGAGATTCGACAACAAAGACCAGGCATTGATGGGTTCCGGGGTCGGTTCTGCTGTCGGTTCCGGCGTTGCTGTGACGGCAGCCTGTGCTGCTTCGGCACTTGCCGCTGCGGCCGCCTGGTCTTTCCGTTCCTGAACCACAGCTGTGGCGCAGCCGGAAAGTGTCACGGCGAGTGCCATGGCAGCTGCGGTGATATTGATAATCTTTTTTTTACTCATGCGCGTTTTACCTCCTTATGTTTGCGGTTTTGCCTAATGCCGAGGAGTGAGAGACCCACCACGCCGATAAGCAAAGTGAGAAGTCCAAGTCCAAAAGCAAAGACAATATATTGAATTACGTCGATGAGTTTAAGCCATTTTGCGACTGCAGCGCCTAAAACAATCAACAGGCCAAAGCAGCCGGTCAGATAAATGAGCAAGCCAAACTGTGCAGTTCTACTGAAAATCGATTCGAGTGTTTTCATGAGAAACTCCTTTCTTCAAATTTCATGGTATGCAATTCGCAAGAACCTGCAATAGGAAAACAAAAAAAGTTGCCCAGCCGAAGCTGGACAGCTTGTGTGTTGTAGTATTTTAGCGTTTGTTGTCTCTCTCTTGTCTCCTGCGTTCGCGCTCCTCATACTCTTTTTTCTGATACTTGAGTCGTTCATTCAGCAGGAAGGAGTTTTCATCGCGAGTCATTTGCAGTTTTACCTCGTACCAGCAGCCGTAAAGAAAGGCTGCCAGAATGCAGAAGCCAACGATTTTGACTAAGAGGTTGAAAAGAACGTTCACAATAACCGGGAAAATATAGCCGATGGCTTTGGCGATAAGCAGGATGAGCCCACCGAAGACAACGATTTTTGCGATTGTCTGAACAACGGGCGGGAAATCGCCCAGGACTTTGGAAATGGTATCGTTAATTTTGGTGATGATATTAGTGTTTTTGCCACCGTTGTTATTATTTTCTGCCATGTCGGTTCCTCCTTTTTGTGCCAATTATAGCATATATCGGTACAAAACGCTACACACCACATGAGGAATCTTGATGTTTGAGCAATGGCTCAACAAAAAAAATGCCGCCACCCTTTCGGATGACGGCAAGTGATGTTATTTCTTCACGGGGATATTCTGGTCAAGAATAACATCGAAGTTGTAGTGCGGCATCTTAGATGCATCACCACCAGCAGCTTCGAGGGTCATGTAGAAGTCCTCGTCATTCATAGCCTGCACGAGAGTATTCATCTCGTCGCAGGTATGTTTGAGCATAGGACCGCGCTTATTGCAGAACATCACAGCCGAAACAGGCTGAATGCCCTGTGCAACCATGCCATCCCAATGAGTCCGCAGCTCGGTTACAGACTTCAAAGTAGCAACGCCGCTCATGAAGTCATAAATCTTGCAGTGGGACTCGTCGATATGTTCCAGAACGTCGATACGAGTCCGGTTTGCGTACAGAGGGAACTGGAGTTCAACTTCATTCCCGGTGTCTGCAACCAGCCGATTTGCAAAATCCTGCGCATATTTCTCAAGAGTGAGAGGCTCGCTTTCGAGAGGCTTCACGTTTTCGGCAATAGCGTCGAAAATTTTACGCCATCCCTTGTCGCTCAGGTCGATATCCGACTTGTTGGCGAGGGTATTCAAGAACCCACGCGGCAGACCGGAAATATCAACAGCAACAACGCCGGTGAAAGCGTTGAAGGCCGGGTGACGAGCCTTGTCCCAGATGGTATCAAACTGAGCGGTGGCGATAACACGCTCGCCGAGCTGGATATCCAAGCCCTGCGTAAGCATGTTGTTCTGGTAGAAATGCTTCAAGTCATAGCCACCAGTAACAACACCTTTGGTCGCATCCGTATCCAGCTGACCACACTCAACCTTGACAGGAATCTCGTACCCATCATAGTCAACAGTGAAGTTCTTTTCCTTCTGCTTCTCCTTATACGGCTGGAAAATGGGCTTGACGAGCACATCGCACGTCTTGCCATTCGCCATATGGAAATCAGGAATCAGGATACGGGCGGGAGCAACGCCGGTAGCGTCAGGTGCCAAGTAATTGCGGTACTTGACACCAAAGTGCTCAGCCAGGCAGGTACGCAGCACGTTCAGGCTGGTGACCCGGCTCTCAGCGCAGCTGCCGTTCTTGGTCAGCATGGTGCTGGCGGTAGCCTTGTCCATCTCCACATAGATGATGGTAGAAGGAGCGCCAAGAGCCTTAAACTGCTCACGCATAACGACATCTGCCATAGGAATCTCTTCCTGCTCGGACATCGTCATGGTCGTGGCGAACGGGCCGTCAACGCGGTGATAGCTGTCCTCTCCAGGCTGCTTGGAAGCGATGAACCAGGGATACTTGTTGCGGGTGGCAACCAAAATGAAATTATTCAGGCCAACGCCATGTTATACGGTATATATAAATACGCTCTTAACGCGGCGTTCGCGTGCAGGAACATCTATATAAACACATTGACGCAGTGTATACGTGCCATGCTGATTAGCATGACAATTCTATGTAATCAGCCTTTTCTTCGGCTGTCAGAAGTCCACATTCCGTGGGATAAATCTATATAAAACGCAGAAAGTCTGCGGGAATCCTCAAAAAGAAAAAGGACAGAAACCCAATATGGGCATCTGTCCTTCTTCCAGGAGGTATATGAACTATGGCAAATCAATGATATCTCTGTTACATTATCTATTTTATGGGTGTCGCACACGCCGTCAAGAAGCTGTATAAACTTTTTTGAAAAAAGTTTGCACGCGTGTTAGTGGCTTTTTAGAATGTTACAACATCGTGCAAAGTCGTGCAACATTGTGTTTAGTTCTCCGATACAGAGCAAACAAAAGATACTGTACCACTCCAATCACCTGGAGTCAGATTTGCTTTCACCGTATAGTTTGAGGTGATACTAGCCAAGGCATCGTCACGTTTCCACGTTGTTTTGGGTGTTTCCACTATTATCGGGAAATCGCAAAAAATGTCAAAAAGAAAAAGCCGTCCACCAAACGGTGAACGGCTTTCGTGACAATTTATACTGCGGCGAGAACTTCTTTCAAAGTCATTTTGTCAATGCCTGCAAATTCTACAGCGGCAGTAGCCCAAAAGAAATCGCTGGCGCGGCATTCGTCGTATATCGGGTCAAATTCGTTACATTCGGTTTTGATGTCGAAAAATTCTTCACGGGAGAATCGTTCACACGGAATCCCTGCATTCCTCTGTACGAAATCTTTAATTCCATCGGTCATAATGGAGCAGCCAATCTCAAGGGTGTCGTCCGAGAGGCTATCCCCATATGTGTTATATGATAGACCATAGTGAGATACATAGGTTGCGCGGCTTGCACCAGTATATTCGCTCTCGAGAAATTCACTAACAGTCTGCTCCAAAGATACCTTTCCATCTTCGTACAATTCACCAGAATAATCATACGGGCAATCATTGCTGCGCCATTCATAATGAGTGGGAATGGGGTTCAGCATTGCTGCCAAACTCTCCAAAATCTGCTCTCTAATTACATCCTTCTGAGCAAGAAAAAGCGAATTCACATATTCTGCGATTTCATCTTCATTCTGCTTGATATAGTCGATACATTGTTGCATGCTTTCGGTAACAGGAGCTTCATGTGATTTCATTATTGATACCTTCTTTCTATTATTTTAGTGTACGCGATTCGCACATATTAGCAAAAGCCGCTCACCCTGTGAAGGGCAAGCGGCAAGAGGTTAAGATTTGATGTACAAGGACGTTCCCTTAAACGGATTCAAGAGACCGGGCTTATACTTAGTGTGGACATACTCTGCGATTTCAGCGTCCGGCATGGCGCTCAAGACATCAAGCCAACATTCAGCATTGATTGCCATGAGGCCACCCATGCCAAGAGCATTTTCACAGCGTTTGATGTCAGAGGCAAATGCGTCGTGAAAGTCACAGGACTCCGCAGCTTTTACGATGCGGTCGAAGTCATACATACCACAAGACCTCCTTACTGGCACATGGCCTTGAGGTCGTCCTCACTCAGAACGGGCACGCCCAGCGAATTTGCCTTATCCAGCTTGGAACCGGCAGCTTCACCGGCAACGAGATAGCTCGTCTTCTTGGAGACACTTCCGGAGACTTTGCCGCCATGCGCTTCGATATAAGTCTTGGCTTCATCGCGGCTCATGGAAGGCAGTGTACCGGTAATAACGAATGTCTTGCCAGCGAGCGGTGCAGACTCATCATTGGCACCTGCCGGAGCATGGTAGTCAAGATTGACACCGGCATCATGCAAGGTATTGACTTCCTGCGTAAATTCAGCGCTGGAAAGCATCGCATCGAGCGCAGCATAGATAGCATCAGAAAAGCCGGGAATGTTGTACTCCTTGATGGTATCTACATTGAGCGTGGACAGTGTCAGAAGGTTGCCGTTCGTAGCCTTGCATTGAGTAAACAGCGCACGAGCAACATGACCGCCGATGAGACGGTAGCCAAGGCCCTTGAGGACGCGGTCGGCATTCTGCTCCTTGGACTTTTCGATGGCAGCAAGAACCTTCTTGGCAATCTTCGCGCCATACATGTTGGTCAGTTCACCTTCCTCCTCATAGAGCCAGTACAGGTCAACGGGGTTCTCAATGAACCGGCTGTCAACCAAGTCCTGAATCATCTGAGGGCCAAGTCCCTTGATGTCCATGCAGGGCTTCGAGGCAAAGTGGATAACGCGATTTACAGTCTTTGCCGGGCAAGCGTCATTGGTGCAGTAGAGGTCCACAGAACCGTTGACCGGTGCGATAGGCGCACCGCAAACGGGGCAGACCTGTTTTGCCATGTCATAAGGCACAGCGTCTGCAGGACACTTTTCCAACTCCACCATTGTGATTTTCGGGATGATGTCGCCAGACTTATGCAGGACAATCGTGTCACCGATACGGATATCCAAAGTCTTGATGAAGTTGGCGTTGTTGAGCGTTGCACGCTCCACACGAGTACCAGCAAGCTGGATAGGGTCAAAGACAGCAACAGGAGTGACGCGGCCGGTACGACCCGTCTGCAGCTGGATGTTGCGCAAGACAGTTCCCTTTTCCTCTGCGGGATACTTGTATGCAATAGCCCATTTCGGGGTTTTGGTGCGCTCGCCCATCTTCTGGCGAATGCTCAGTTCATCGACTTTGATGACTGCGCCGTCAATCGGGTAATCGATATCATAGCGTTTTTCCTCAATGTCGTGAATGGCTGCCAAGATGCTATCAATGTCATTGCAATGAGCGTAATAGGTGGTCTTAAAACCGCAGATGTCACGCAGATAGTTCAGCTGGTCACAATGATACGGGCTGAACTGTGCTGCATCACCATTGTTGACGCTCTGAACATTGAAAACGAACACCTGCAGATTGCGTTCCCGTGCAATAGACGGGTCAGCCTGACGCAGAGAGCCAGCAGCGCAGTTGCGAGGATTCGCAAAGAGCTTCTTCCCTGCTTCCGCCTGCTTTGCATTGGCTGCTTCAAAGTCCTTTTCCGACATATAGCACTCGCCACGGAGTTCGATTTTGCCGATACCCTTGGGCAGCTCGATGCTGCGAGGCAGGCAAGTGAGGGTTGCGACATTGGCGGTCACATCCTCACCGACATGGCCGTCACCGCGCGTCGAAGCCTGGGTCAAATAGGCAAGACCATCGTCAGAACGTTCGTAGACAAGAGACAAGCTCAGACCGTCGATTTTGCGCTCCACAGAGAAGGTCACATCGGAGTATTCAGCTTTCACCGAATCCACAAAGCTGCGGACCTCATCATCGGAAAACACATCAAGCAGAGAAAGCATCGGTACACGGTGTTCAACCGGAATACCGAGAACACGCTTGCCGCCAACAACCTGTGTAGGGCTGTCAGCGGTCACGAACTCAGGATGTGCCGCTTCGATATCACGAATCTCGTGCATCACGGAATCGTATTCCTCATCCGTTACAACCGGAGCATCCTGCTCATAGTAGGCGGCACTCCATTCTTTGGCTTTGGTGCAGAGATTATTATAATATTCCTTGATGGAAGAAATAGACATGTTGTTAGACATAACATTTTACCTCACATATGTATTGTTTTGTTTTTTTGTGAACCTCCCCACCTAAGCCTTACGGCTATAGACGGGGCGTGCGCTCTTAATAGTTCATCAAAGGGTAATGGTTTGAGATTCCGTTGTGGCCTGGCTGACATCTTCAATACCATCCACGAAAACTGTTGTTCTGATAAGGATACGGAAAGGGACGCCCTTTTGCCAGGTGGTGTTTGCACGGAGTTCATCCACCAGGCCAATCAGTGCCTGCATCTTGAGCATTTCGATGGTATAGCGAGTCGGAATCATGGTTCGGGTCGTCTCGAGATAAAAATGCCGATTTTTCTCATTGTATCCGAGAGAATCGTTCGTAACATCCATTTTTGCAACAACGGTGTAGTCGCTCTGCGGGACATCGTTGAACGGCGTGAGAGAATCATTGAGAATCTGCATGCGAGCGTCGAACTCTTTGATGATGCGAGCCTTCTCTTTCTCATAAATCTCGTTTGCCTGTCGAACCTGCTCCCGATAGCACTTCACGCACTTTTCTTTCGTGTAGAAGATGTTGACGGAAGTGCCGGAGCAGCAGCGATACCCGGTGTTGTCCAATGGGGCAATGACGGTTGAAGAAATCTTACCCCGATTTATCGGCCGAAAATAGACCGGAGAATAATAGATGGTTTTGCTCGTTTCTTTTGCGTCCGTTACAACAACCGGGGTAGGCTTGATGTTACGAATCGGCTTTTTGGTCGGGTCTGCATTTGCGCGATAATCGCAAATCCAAGCCATTTTGCCGATGACGTTTTCAAGACCTTCGGCGTAATCGTACATACCGAGGTCGTTTGTCTGGCGTGGAGGATAATTTTCTCCGGAGCCTTTAATCATCAGCTTGACGCCGTTTTCTGTGAGATATTCGTTTAATTTCATATTTTTTCCTTTCTGTGATTTGTGGTTGAGTTCAGCGGGCGTTTGTGAGTACGGCAACAACCAGCTCCTCGTAGTCCTCGATGGCACAGTAGATGTCAGCGAAACCATAGGCGTGGCCACGGTCGTAGGCTTTTTGCCAGAGGATGGTTGCAGCCTTTTTGGAAATGCTGCGTTTCGTTTTGGCTTTGATGTCTTCCTGAATTTGAAGTTCGATAGCTTCCGAGATGTGTTCGATTTCTGCATTCTGCGCCTTCTTCAGCCGAGAGCATTCCGCATCCCAGGCTTTCTGTCGGCGAACGACCTCTTCCCTGTTCCAGCGCACCGATTTCTCTTCGTCGATGATTTCACCGTCTTTCGGGCGTTTAGAGTTGGGCTTAGTAGGTCTCTTCCAAGCGGTTTCAAGTCGGTTGCCAAGAGCCGTCCATATACTACCCATTATAACACTCCTTTTTTGTACGCAAAAAGGCGAACCTCCCGGTGTGGGAAGTCCGCCTTAAAGCGAAGTGTGAATTGTACGAGCACACAGTGTGCTTAGTAGATGGTATCTATCGTACAAGCTAAATCATACGGGTCTCGCACGAAAGCGCAAGATTATTCATCCATTGCTACAGTCACCAAACAGCAAATTATATGCTTTTTCGATTTCAGAATCAGACATGGCCTTCCCTTTTTCTTCAATGCTGTGCAGAATTAGAGTCTTGTCGCTCTCCGCATCCGGCACGAAGCCAAGAATCACATCCAGCTTGTTGCGATTCTCGTCCTGTGCAAGATACTCTTTGATTTCGGACCACTGCGCATCACGCTGGTTCAGAGCGTCAACGTTCTGGACACAGAACGGGTACTCACTTTGCGGCATAGAACCAGCAAGGTATTTGGTATCGTCGCAATACATCTTGATAAGCCGGACAATGTAGTTCCTTTCCGCTTTGGTTCTTGAAGTCAGAATATTGTTTGTACTCTGGTATTTGTAGTTATTTCCAACAGCTTCCAACGACTCTGCAATCTGTCGAAAACTCAGCATTTCGTTTGTGGCCTTGTCATGCTGCGACACGGTGGAAGCATAGTATCCTTGTTCCGTTTCGTTTGCTTCTACCACGGCAGCGAGATTCGAGTCAATATGGATGAGCCGTTCACTGTTATCCCCTTGCGCACGAATTGTGTTGTTCACTTTCGCAATCCAACTGTCAGTTTCCGTAGCATCATCGCCCGCATAGAGGTAGGTTACAATATCCGGGTTAGTAGGGTTCGGAAGCTCCGCACAAGCCAAGGTCAGATTCCGTCCGTATTCTTTTGCCTGGAGATACATGTTCGGATAATCGTCTTGTATTGTCTGAGCGATTGCCTCAACCTCGGCCTCGTCTTTTTCAATGACAAGGCCGACAGTGGCTACCTGCTCTTCAATGTTGAGCTGCTTCAAAATATCCTCAAGGTCGAATACAATAGCTTCCTTGTTGGTTGTATAGAATCGGATTTTCATAGATTTTCCTCCTGGCAACAATAAAAAGGGCAGGCCCTCGGTTGGAAGGTCTGCCAAAAAACAGTTTGAGAATTGCAAAAAGGTCATTGTGCGGCTTTGACAGCTGCGTTTATCATTGTGTAGGCAATATCCAGGAGTCGAAACGCAAGAACTCCAAAAGATAATGCTACCAGCAAAAAGCAAAACACAAATTTTTGTTTGTTCTCACCCTGGAAATAGTACATTCCAAAGCAGGACGCGATGAGAACGCAGAGAAACACAACGACCCAAATAATATCAGCCATTGTCCTGATTTTGATTTTGCTGAGTCGGCTGGGTCTTGACTTCAGCAGGAGCATTCGGAGTCTGATACTGAACATTCTGGCTCGGCTCTTTGGGAGTTTCGGGGGCCTGGTACTGAACAGTACTGGGGTTGTTCTGCTGTTCGGCTTTCTTTTCCTCATATTTGGTCTTGAGCTGAGAATAGGAATAGCCATCCTGCGGGATACCGTGATACTCATAATGGCCGAAAGCAAGAATCATGTTGAACACCGGATTCAGAAGGCAAAGACCAATCGTGAAACCAATACCTTCACCGAACGCAACAGCTTTCTTGTAGTTGGTAATAGCACCGATGATGAGAGCAACAACCAGGAACAGATTGCCGAGCAGCGGGATGCCAGACAAAAGGCTCAGCACGACCGGAATCAGAAACAACCAGCCGTTCCCCCAGTAAATGTTGAATTCGATGTAGTTGCTGTAGAACGGGACGATGGATGCCCAGCCAGGCTGCCCGGCCTCCTCAAAAATTTTCCAATTGGCGACGATTTTGAGCACAAAATACGCTATCACCAGAAGAATCATCGTATAGAGCATACCGCCCAAAAGATTCAATGCGCTGTAAGAATTATACATTTTATATCCTCCTCTTCCGGCATATGAAGCCGGATTATTCCTTCACTAAGTTCTTTGCCTGTCGCTGCCGCTCTGCAAGTTCTTTGCCGCGTCTGACCAGTTCCGCATATTGCTCTTCGGTCAGCTTGCGAGGCGGCTTGATTTTGACCCATTTCTTGGGCATATCTGCCTCCATACACCAGTCCTCATCCCGCGTGATTTTAACAGCATCAGGGTATTCTTTGGCAAGCTCTTTTAGCTGTTCCATACGAGCTTTGTTGCAGGTGTAGTAGGATGCTTTCTTCTCTGCATCATTGAATGTGATGATGGTTTCGCGTTCCCAGGGTCCATCAGATGCCTGCGTGGCCACTTTTTTATCGGGCATGATTTTTCTCACCTCAATCGAATAAAATTGCCGACATAGCAGGCCCTTCGCAGATATACCCGCTCGCCTCGGCCCATTTCGGCGTCATGAGCTTGCCATTTGCTTTCACAAGCACCATCTTCCGAGCAGAGGTATTCAGGAATTCCGCCGGAGCCCAGTTATTTCGCACAACGACGACAGCATCGTCGTCCGCGTTCTCAAGCATATGCTTCAGCTCTTTTACTGTCACCGTGTCACCTCCCGTTCAACACATCATCCAGTGCCTGCAAGAAAACTCTGGATTCCTCATTGATTCCGCCGCGACACAGAACTTTCGCAATATCATCAAATCCTACCAGGTACATATTTTCTTCACCCATATACCCTTGCGGCCAGGGAACCGCATAGTAGTTGTGCGGAAAAGAACTTGTGTCATAGCCGACCACAATATATTTCTGGTCTGCAACATTTTTCACCGTCAGGATAGTCCCAAGCGGTAACGCGTCTTTCATGGAATGAGTAGTTGCAGGCATGATTCTCTGAATTTTCAAAATAGCACCTTCCTAATTTTCATTTTATGAGAGTCGCACATTTGTGCAACAAAACTAAAAAACAAAAAAAGCGGCCGCTCCAAAAGGAACGACCGCAAAGATACGAGTCAGATATTATTCATGGGAATCAGCTTTCCTGAAATCAGAAAGTTGATTCTCAGTGGAACACTGCACGAAAGGAATTCCCTTGCGCGGATTCACAAAAACGTCTGTGGTAGCAAACGCATTGCCAAAACTCATGTCACAGAAGACGACGTGAGAACTTTCGTCACCAGATGCACGGGGTGCAAAGCTGGTACATGCAAACCAATCCAATTCATCCTGCCCCTGTTCATCATAAAGATAAATCACGGGAGCCGGAATGTTGGGCGTCGGCATAGCCAGTGAGCCAACCTGCATTTCATTGACACAGAGGTCAATGGGCGGGTTCCCGTTCTGATAATCCCATTTGGGGTATGACTGAGCCCTGATGGTGGTGTCGCCATCATCTACCTCGATGCCAAGAGCAGCGATATCGAATGGAATACCGAGCTTTTCCTTGATTTTTTCCGGGGTGAAAGTTAGGAGCTTACCGTGTTCGCCTTGGATGTAGAGTTTCATGGCTTACTTTTCCTCCTTTTTCTTGTCGGCGTTCAGAATCTTTTCCAGAACGTCGTTATAAAAATCGTCAAGGAACAGACCGGTTTCTTCATCCGCTTCCGGAGCAGTGAAAACACCGTCTCCTTCAGCTGAATCCTGTACAGCGTCGAAGACACCGATTGTGCCCCAAAGCTCATCGGCCAGATGGTCATAGCCGAGGTCCTTTACTTTTGCCGAGAGGTCAATCAGCAGCATTTTCTGCCGAAAGAACTTGTTCATATCCAGGCCAATGTAGGGTTTTGCTGCGGTATTGCTTTTCTGAGACTTTACTTTGAAAATACCCCAGTCAAAATTGCTGCCTGCGCCGTACATATACCCGGATGCGAGGCAGAAGCCTTCAGCAGCACTGTCCTCAACGTTGATACCGACTTCATAATCGCTGCCGGAATCTTCATCCAGGTTAATCGCAGAGCCTGTTGCCTTTTCGTATTCTGCCTCAATGTCAGCTTTCATGGCTGCCAGCAGGGCGTTGAAATCGGTGTTCTGGGAAAGCAGATTCATGTTTTCGCCTTCCTGGTTTTTAATGAGAATGTACATAGTATTTACCTCCTAACAATCAAATCATGCTATCAGACAATTTGTCGATAGCTGCCGTGATGGCTTCGTTTTCCATCTGAGCAATACGCTCAAACAGATGAGACCAGTCGATGGCATCATAGACACGCTTGACAAACGCATCATAGGTGCCACCGGCCTTCATCATTTCAATTTCCGATTCGTAGCAACCGGATTCCTCCAGCTGGTGCTGTATGTCATCGATGGGGTTTAACTCGATGGTTGGTACAGTTTTGTTCATGATACAAACTCCTTTTGCGTTTTGGACGCAAAAAGAGCGGGCCTCTCAGAATTGAGAAGTCCGCCCTTTAAGCGAAATTGTAAATTGTACGAAAGGCATGAAGCCTATTCGATTTGGAATGATATCTATCGTACAATTACTATTCTATGCCGTTCGCACATTTTGGCAAGTAAAAAAATACCGCCTACCTTGCGGTAAGCGGCTATAATTAGTATTTGCAGTTTTGGATTTCAGAAGGTTGAGAAAACCTCATCCGCCGTCTGTGCGATAATTTTTTACAGTTGTTTACTTAACCAAAAGGTCAATTGCGATGTAGTTTTCCGGATGTTTGCTGATGTCATCCTGAATTTCTCGGTTAGGGAACGTTTGCATATATCCGTCCTTGAACCCAACCGCAAAACTCTCCAAAGAAAATTCTCCTGCCAGAATGTCCATGGCGGAAGAAAGGAGCAACGTCGAGCCTTTTCCATAAAGATTCTGCATCATATCCAGTGTCAGCGTATGAGAATCTGCACCCGCAAGGCAAATGAGATTTCAAGCTGTATTCATCTGCATTTCGTCAATACGAGCAGCGAAGTCCCTCATCTTTTTCGTCTCAAAAGCACCAAAGATGATAGTATTTTCGTCGCTCATATCAGGACTGCCGGTGTCGCTGATGTAGTAGGAATCAGGAAGAGTTTCGGCATTATTGATTGTGTCGCCGATTTCAGTAGCGAGAATGGCGTAGAGTTCTTCCTTGATGATAAGGTATCGCTCATTGTGCAGGACCTCCATCATGCCATTTTCAGAGGAAATCTTTTTACAGATTTTTTCTGTCATGTGTTCAGGAACCGCGTCCGCAATAAAATCCACGATATTTGCTTTCAGGCGTTCATTGTGAGGAACGTCTTCTGCAATTTTTTTGGCAACACGATACATGCAATCCTGAACATCACTGCCAGAAACCTCATCGAAATTGAAAACGAATTTAATGTAACTTCCGCTCATTATTTTCCCGTGTCGTGGGATATTCGTGCGACTCTTGAGACAATCTCCATCGCGTTTTTGCAAACAAAAGAGCAGACCCATCGGAATGATGAATCTGCTTATTGCTTTACAGGTTGTGAATTGTACAGCAACAAATGTCGCTGAATGAATGATATCTATCATGCAACTATTATTCTATCCCGTTCGCACGTTTTAGCAAGAAGAATCATCGCTTGTTTGCGTAGGCAATAGCAAAATTGCATGTCATCTATCGTACAATAACAACGGCTGATTTGCACAGGAAAAGCATACAAAAAAGGGCTTCCCTAAAAAAGGAAGCCCCTTGAATGTAATTGGTGATATTCAGACGGTTGCGCAAAACTCCGCAAGGCGCTGCCACAACAAGTAGTTGTCGTAGCTCATACGCACCTTTTCCGGCACACCCGTGACGAGATACCACTTGTGGGCGATGGATTTGATGTGAGAAATACGCTGCTGCTCACGGCGGGTGAACGTCTGACTATACAGTCTGCGACGGCAACCACTATTCCAGCGAGAGCCTTCCATCGTTTCGCAAATCAGAGCGTACGCCAAATAACTTTGGGCTTCTTCGTGAGTCAATGTAACCATCGTTTTCATGGCTGTCACCCTGCCTTTCTCTCATTGCGAGCCATATGCAGCGCATAATCAAGCGCGTCAGGGTCATCGGCCAAGAATTTGGCTTCCCGAATCGTACCAAACTTCGGGTGCTTCACGATTGGATATTTATCAAAGACTTCCCGTTCCTGAATGAGCGTGCCATTCTTGTATATTACCTCAACGTTATGGGACGGAACCGCGTAATGACGGATGCGGTCACATTCGCCCTTATAGTTGATAGGAGTGATACAGCCGATAGGCTTTCTCTCTTCCATCCCTGTAACGGTGACTAGAAAAGCCTTAATGGTTCGAGCTTCGTCTTCCATATTTTCATCGTAGTACTTGAATGTATTGAACATCGAAGTACCTACTTTGTAAGCATCTTCTTCGAGACAAAGATACGTTCCGTTGTAACGGCAGAACCAGAGCATTGGCACTGCTTTTCCAGTTTCCTGTGCTTCTTTTGCATAGCGCTTGAAAATCTTTATGTCCAGCTTGAAATCCTCGGTGTAATGCTTCACCGTGCTTTTCACGATGAGTTTCAGGAAATCACAGATGGAAATAGCGGTCATAGTCATATTGGAAGTCATAATAAAATCTCCTTTTTAGTCAACCATAACTTTAGAAATATTCATGTCATAGCGGTTAAATTTAGAAATATAGTCAAAAATGGTATTTACTTGAGCTTTTGTTGCGGTTTTGGTCTCATCCATATCGAGGAATGTATTGCCCATTGAAGGATTACGAATGGCAATCCAACCGCGTTTATATAGGAAATCGAGACCCTTGCCGCTCCAGTCATACGCCATATTGAGAACTTCATGGTCAGAAAGCCCAAACGTTTCTCGATTGCGCATGATGATGCGGCCAGCCAGGGCAGCGTGCTCGCCAAACTCGCAGGCATACCAGGTGCCATCGGGAGCAATCAGACCATATTCGGTCAGCTGATGCTGAATGGGTCTATCACTGATATAGCTGTTGTACAGTCGCTGACGGCGTTCAACGGATGTGCCTTTCATGTTTGCTTCAATCCAAGAGGCAAGCTTGGTCCAAAAATCGGTTTTGTAGAATTCCGGGTTGGATTCCTGCTCAGGAAGCGGTTCGCCATTGAATTCTGCAACAAGGTCTGGGTGGGTAAAAAGCCATGCACCGTTGTTGAATGCATCAGAATAACCCGTTTTCCCATAGAGGAAGCACTTGATTCCGTCATAGCTGCAATCGATATAATGATGTTTTGCATTGGTGCAGAGCGTTTCATAGCTATCAGTCATAGCAAAGCGGTCAACATAATTGAGCGGATGTGCAATCATATCCTCACGAATTTGATTGACCAGCATCTTGTGTTGAAGCTCCTCAACCTTCTGCCCGAGGGAACGAACATGAACATTGTCATCGACAAGTTCAAACTCATTGACACCAACAAGTTTTTTCCGGCCTTCGATAATGTCCTGGCAAACATGCCTTTTTTCTTCCTCGTTGCCACCCATCATGCAGGAGAGCAGCAGCTCCTCACACTTTTTATACGGCTTGTCCATGTTCCAGAACCAGTCACGTGCAATGGCGGTGAGGAACTCACCATCCATACTGAAATGTAGTTGTTCACCCATGTTGGGTAACCTCCTCAATTGTTATGTGTTGTTCTCGACAAAGTCTTCGCATTCCTCGCTGGTCAAAACCACGCCAAAATAGGCAACACGCTTGACGGTGGTTTCCCACACGCGAACGGTGCGTGCCATTGGCTGAACGACCCAGGAATGACAGCGCCAGAGCCCGTCTTCGGAAAGAGCATACCCCGTTGCAATAAAGCACCGGTCTTTGTTTTTATACCAAAGTCTTGCGGAATTGTAATGGCACTGGCAATCCTGGCCTTTCCTCATATAGCTGCTGCCATAAAAGAACCGGCCGCGTTTGAGGATTTTTGGGGCGTCTTCGTCAAATTCCGTCATGCAGACTTCATCCCCGCCAAATGTGAGGATTTTGTCATGCAGCTTCTTCATAGCATCGAGCGTTTGAGTATCGAAACCAGAAGAGGTGTTGTAAATCTGGCTTTTGGTAAGCCGCATTTTCCAATCCTCGTTCATTGGGTTCCAATGAATCGGCGCAGGCATCTGGTTTGCGGTGAGAATGGGGTGCTTAGAACTATTCCAGCCTTTCATTACAATTTCTCCCTGATAGAACGCAGACAGCTCAGGATTTTTGCATACAAACGGTAACGATTTTCGCCGCTCGGTACAAAGTCACCAAGTTTTTTAGAAATGAGAAGTTTATCAAATACCTCCATAATATCAAAGACGGTGAACAGCTTGTATTGTGCATTTATATGATTCACACGGAACTCGACATCTTCGACAAGATGCCAATATTCCATGCCATACAACATCGCGCCGCTTTCGTTTGCTTTTCGGTCTTGCTCCTCGTCTGCATCGTCACACACAATATAGACACCGTTTTCGTCGAGATAGTTTTCGAAGACGTCGCAGATATCGGAGGCAACAGAACGGATATCGGAATTTGCCTTCACCTCAGGTTCAGGCTGGGCGGCTTCAACTTTGTACTCGATACTGTCGTGACGAAGTGACTCTTCGATGCCATCAAAAACGATGTCCGCGCAGTCGTTATCATCCCGACACGCTTCGAAAATGTTTTTGACGGATTCGATTGCCTCTTTGGAATCGGAGTTTCCCTCAACAGAGAACTCCAAAGGAACCAAGGCAACAACTTTGTATTTATTCTTCATGATTTTTTCTCCTTAGTTTAACAGGATGCCGCAGCATTTGTTTAAGGTAAGTGCGCTTGCAGTGAGAGCAGCAACCTTCTCAAAGGTAATGCTCTCCGCAATTGCGCAGACGCTCATAACAATGAGCAGAACAGCTGCCACAGCAGATACTATTACTATCTGACTCTTGATGCCGGTTTTCATGAGTTTTTTCTCTTTCTGTTTATGCCCTTATCGGAGCATATCAATGATTTTCCCAACCAACTCATCATTGGTCACGAACTGATTACGTCCTTTTGCGCCGAGCGATACAGAGGAGTAATCTTTCATACTGGCGGCATAGCGAACCATGTTCTTGTCAGACAAGGGCTGATAGCAACTCTTTTCAGTGCTGACGTAAACGCACTTATTGTTGAGAACGTTCTGAATGTGGCCAGAGCAGCCAACACGCTTACCGTTGATGATGATGTTGTGTAGGTTATGGGTTAGCATAAGGTCTTTGCTTTCGGTTTCTTTTACCTTTAACTGGTTCAAGAGTTTTCGGGACAGATAAACGGTTGCTTTCATTGTGACTTCCTCCTAATTCAAATGAAGTATTTGTAAGCGGCAGTTAAGCGTTTGCGGTACAGGTCTAACGTGGTCAGCCCTCCTGCATAGACTTTGCGGGAAGAGATTATCACGTTGGTTCCTGCTTCCATATGGGAGAAGAACATCGAAAGGCAATCTTCCAGGCTGTCGCTTGTAGTGAGAGTTTCGTACACCGGATATGAGTATTTGGCGGCCTTGCTGTATGTGCTATTGAGCTCATACACGAAGAACATCACCTGTCCCGTAACGGTGTTGGGGTCATAGCCATTGCCATAACACCAGTTGAAAAGGTCTGTCTTTCGGCTATAAGTCCATTGCAGGAGTCCATAGCCGCCATCCGAAGGGTTTTCGGCCGAGGCTTTAAGACCGCTTTCCATCGACATGCAGCCCATCACTGCGGCAGTACCGGCCTTTGAAAGGCCAGCGGACCGCAGAGCTGTGTAGATTTCAAGCTCATTGTCGTTGAGATTATCTGGGATTGTTTCGGGTTTCGGTTTGGCTTCTTCGATGGCTGCTTCTGCGGTCTCAATCCGTGGTTCCGGTTCTGCAGCATCGGAAGATTCGACCTCAGCAGTTATAATTTCCTCCTGCGCTTCTTCGGAAGTTTCCGTTATCGGGAACGCTTTATCGAGCTCATTCACCGTTTCAATGGGAGTGGAAAAAGCGATAGGTTCGGTTTTGGGAGCTATGTTTTCCTCTGCGTGTGCAGGAACAGAAAGCATAAAACCCATGCAGGCGATGATGGTAAAAATACACATCACCGCGACGACAACCAGGACATGCTTGTTCCGAAAAATGCTGTTATTATTCTTTTCGACTTTCATTTTGTGACTCCTTTTTTGTGTCTTTTCCTTGTAGCGGAAGATTGTGATTTGAGATTTGTGGTTTGTTTTGAATTCCTCCTTTTTCTGTAAACAAAAAAAGGCAGGCCCATCATGAAGATGAGTCTGCCTTGAATGAGAACAGAATTATGAATTGTACGAGCACGCGGTGTGCAAAGTAGATGTTATCTGTCGTACAACTTTAATACTATGGAATTCGCAAGGATGTGCAAGAGCTTTTGATGTGCTTCTTTTTCAGGCTTCGTTAAGCCATTTCTGAGTGATATCCATGATTTGATTCTGAAATTCCGGGTCCGGCAAGGTTTTGCTGTCTGCCCAAATTGAGTTACGGACGATTGGGTAATTGTATACAACGCCGTCAACGATATAGGGCCAAAGCACCACTTCGCCGCCCACAAGCCAAAGTTTCTGGATTTTGACGGGTTTCTCGTATCTTGTGAGCCAGCATTCACTGGTCACGACAGAATCCGCCACATATTTCTGTGTTTCTTCCTCGGTCAAGAGATTCGGGTCTTCGTCCTTGATGTTGTACATTCGGACAATGAACGGTAACGGCATGTCCTTGGAGTATTTTTTGTTCTGACGCAGCTCAGCGAGCAGGAATTTTGAGACAAAATGCGCAATGCCGATGCTGGTCAGGCAGTCGTCAAGGGTATGCCCAAGACAAATTCTTGGGATTTCCTGGTCCTCCCCTTTCATCCGATTCGTTGGTATCTGCGGAACAACATCGTCCGGCAGGCATCCGGTGTCTGCCATGATATGATAAAGAATCATTGATGTTTCCTCCTGAAATAGAAAAAATAGCAGGCCCTCAAGAATCGAGAGTCTGCTTTGTTTGCACGATTTATTCTATCGTGCAGTAGATGTTTTGCTTGGTCCGCACACGCAGACAGCCCAACAGGCATCGTTCAGAACGTCTTGTCGTCAGGAACTAGCAGATACATCCAGGACTGTGGTGCTCGCTTAACGCCGAGCTCTCGCAGCGACATATCCATAGATTGGACATCAGAAACGTTCCAGCAATAAAGAGTGCCGGACTTATTGCCGTATGCAATCAGCTCATTTGCGGTAAGGCAGCTGTCCTTCACGAATTGAGCGGTCTTTGCGGTCACTTCCGTACCAATAGCATATGCCGGAAGCTCACGCAGGCAATCGAGTGTATTGATGTCACGGCAAACAAATGCGGCAGTCACTTTTCCAGCACCACCGTTAGCTTTGGTTTCGTAGCAAAATACTACAAAAGGATAGCTAATTTCCCACGGCATAGTTTTTCGGACCTCAATAGTCTTTTCTCCGCTCAGAATTTTTTCAAGCCATTGCTTCTTGATGCTGAGAAGAACGGCTTTATTCGAGTTAATTTCAAGGGCTTTATTCATATGTCAACAACCTCCACCTGAAGGAGGGGCTTAAAATCCCGCAGGATTCCAATAATTCTCACTCAATGGATTTTTACAGCACGGTTCCGTCCGTGCGACCAAGTATCTATGAGCTTTCACCGCTGTTGCGGGCGGCATAGCGGGAGTGAGGAAATTGGATTTATGCGGGATATAATCCCAACAATCCAACATTACGTATGTTTATAGCGGCATTGTGGTCGCGGTTATGTGTTGTACCGCAGCCACTGCATGTCCAACTTCTGTCTGCCAGTGTAAGGTCATCTTTTATAAGACCACCATTTCTTAAACTATGTATGCATCACAATGCTGCTTTTTCCAGTACAGGTCATCGATGATATCCGAAAGGTACTGGTTTTGCTTTAAGACGAAAAACGATACCGGATTATGCTTTACGATGAAACCAAGTCCCGTTCGTTCATCGTAAATATCTTTCATGTGGTTCAGCCACTTTGAAAAATTTTTGATATGGGAATTATCTCGAAGTATAAACCTGCCGAACCATTGCTGCTTAATGATTTGTCTTTCCTTTGCTCGCTCTTTGGATTCTTGTTCATTCCATACGATATTGTCAGGTTCGACAATTACATAGGGAATCTTCTGCCTATCCATTTCGTCTATGACGGATTCCGTTTGGCAAACGAAGATAAAATCATATTTTCCTGATTTTGCCTCTTTCATGAAGCTATTTATGTATTCTTTTTCCCATCCGGCAGTTTTTTCATAAGTAGAACTATCACTATCCCGCATTGAATAGCCATATTTGTTTTGGTGATTCGCGAGCCATGTTTTTCCGCAGCCCGCAAATACGCTTACGACCATTGTTCGTCTCATCAATCAGGGCAATTCCTTTCTTTGAAAATAAAATATATTTTGTATGGCAACAAAGACCATAGCGACTATGAAAGCACCACTACGAATAGAGGCGCTCTGGCAGCTAAAAAGAAGCTGCTCACTCCTCCGAAGAGGGTAAAAATCCTTCCCCAAGGTCATAAACGGTTTAATACAGCCACACCTGTCGGCTTTGCCTCAGCTTTACGTGATGTGTTGTCTTAGAGCGTGCAGTTAGGATTAACGCCACACGGTAACTATCTATTCGCTTATAACGGAGTGCTCGAAGCACTTATGGTAGTCAACATATCCTTACGGACACTTCTAAAGTGCAGACTTGCCGGAGCAAGCCTGCGACTTTAGTCGTGGGTTATTGACTTGTTTTTGGAGCGTCACCATTTATGGAACGGGTTCAGAAGTCCGGGACGGTATTCGTTATCGACATACATCTTGATGTCGTTATCGTCCAGGGCATCCAAAATGTTCATCCAGCATTCCGCTTCGACGTGCATCTCGCCGTCCATTTTCAAGGCCCTGTCGCACTGAACTAAGTCTGCGCGAAAAGAATTCACATAGAAGCAATCTTTTGCGGCAGCCGCGAACCTGGTAAAACTGTTCTTGGTATTTGTGGTCATAGTATTCATCCTTTCTGAAATATTTTTGTTTCTAATCAATACATACAAAAAAAGAAGCAGGCCCTCAAAAGAGAGTCTGCTTACTTGTGCATGACAGATTGTTAATTTAATGTTCAATTAGGAGGTAAGTGATGGTATCTGTTATGCAATTATTATTTTAGGCGGTTCGCACATTTGTGCAAGTGGCTTTTTTAGCTTCGTTTGTTTTTTGGCATCGCGTTGGTCCAGCCCTTAGATTTGTGTTTTTCAGGGGCATCATCAATCATGGCAAGGATACACGCGACTTCAGTCGTGGGAGGATTTGCCCATTCACTTCCTTTCGATTAAATAGTTTGTTGCAGGCTCTAATAGTCGCAGTTTTTTAAATGAAATGCTATTCGTAATGGTTGTACCATCGAATTTTCTTAAAGCGAAATATCCCGATGACCTGCGTCCTGAAATAAAACATTCCTGCTCGTTATAGAGCACCTTGTCCCAGAGGCGAAATCCTTTAACGATATAGGGCGCTTGATTTGCTTTTCGAATTCCACCTTTCAAGATTTTCGCTTTATGGATTTGCCGATTGTGGTGTCGAATTGCCTTCGTGCGGTAACAAACACTGCAAGGTTTAGCTAGTGGATGCTTGCTAATACAACGGGCATCGTTAACATGGCTTTTCTTGATGTCGTTTTGTTCACGTAACAACTTGGTTATATAGCCATATGTGTTTTGTACTGGAATATTAAGTTCGTTGCGTAGGCGTGTCAGTAGTGTGTTACGCATGATACCCATAAAAGCCGCATCGCGAAGCGTTTTACCACGTTTTTTGCCGTCAAGTGTTATCTTCCCTTTATGGAGGTTGTTGTGGCAAGTGGTACACAAAGTGATAAGGTTGCTTGGTGCATTACCGCCCACCTTACGGCTTTCAAGGTGATGTACATGCAGCTTGACGGTTTTCTTTGCGGTGGTATGAGCACCACAGCATTGGCATGTATAGTTATCACGCTTCAAAACATACTGGCGAACATTGTATTCGTCGTACATCTCACCGAGTTGGTAGTCGGTTCCTACCGGCAGAGGCTTTCCGGCAAGCATTGCTTTTAAGCGTTGCGTGTCAAACTCTGCAGTTTCTACTCTTACAAGAGTGATAGGCAAAACTCGACAGATGCGCTTGATAACAGTAATGTGCTCTTGGATTTTTACTTCTACCGAAGGTGCAAGCCAACCCTTATGTTTGCTGTGTACACGGTTATTGAATCTTGGCGCACGGTAACGAGTTTTGCGATTTCGCCTTGAACGGCGGTTCTGTCTGCGCGTAGATAGCAATTCTACTACATCGTTGCGAGGAGTGAACTCCTCACTGTAGAGTTCGCGCTTCTCTGTAGATGCAGACAAGCCAACATGCTTGCTGCCCGCATCTACACCAAGAGTGATAGGCTGTTTGTATCCCGCACTTCCATGCAGGAGTTTGATGGTGAACGGCGTGCGTTTTACAACGCAAGCTTTTTGCTGTTTCAACAAGATGCGAGCCTTTCCGGGTGAGCAAGGCATCAAGGGCTCGCCGCGCTTGTTAAGTACATACGCATATTGCATGATGCTATGCTCCTTTCGATAAAATTGCAGCTAAAAGGAAGCTGCTCACTCCTCCGAAGAGGGTAAAAATCCTTCCCCAAGGTCATAAGCGGTTTGATACAACCACACCTGTCGGCTTTGCCTCAGCTTTACGTGATGTGTTGTCTTAGAGCGTGCAGTTAGGATTAACGCCGCACGGTAACTATCTATTCGCTTATAACGGAGTGCTCGAAGCACTTAGGGTAGTCAACATATCCTTTCGGACACTTCTAAAGCGTAGACTCGCTGATGCAAGCCCGCGACTTTAGTCGTGGGTTATTGACGACAAAATCCCTATATGGCAGCCGCATCATAATATCGGAATAAATCGGTGCGTCCTCAGTCTCTGCCAATGTTCTGAGAAATTCCGAAGCGAAATTGTACACGGTTTTTGCTGCACGCCAATAGTTTGCGACGTATGCCATCGAAAATTGTGCGGCAAGTTCCCCATCCATCGCATCGGCGGCAATCTGACCGTTTTGGATAAGGCGGTGCCCAAGCGGAATAAATTCTTTCACATAATAGTCATAGCCCTTATCCAGCAGCTTGTTGGCCCCAGAATTCAAAAGAAACTGACTGCTCTGCTCGGCATACCAAAGAGCGCTGTTCACAATGATATTGTCCACAATGACACCTCACTGCCAATACAGTTTTATTGTTCCGTTAACAAAAAGAATCTGGCTGTACTCCTCGCCGTCAAGGACAATGCAGCGGTCCTCTCCGTGTTTGTGAGCGCCGGTACAATACACAGTTTTGTTATTGATAGCCGGGATGGACGGTGCCTTTGCCAAAACCAGCTGACCGCGCATTGCGCAGATATCTAAGAAAGAAATGATGTGGTCGCCCACCCCGGAAAACCTCCAATCTTGTTCACAGTGCTTTGATTTGGAAAGAACCATCGACATGCGGCAGCGGCTCTTTTGTCACTTTCAGAACGGAGCTATCTCGTTTCTCTGTCGCATATCGAATGGTTTTAAGAATCTCGTATGCCAGTTTGCTGTTGTAGGCAAGTCCTGAATTTGAAATACCAAAGTTCCCATTCCAACCAAGCCTTATCTTTTTGAGCTGTGGAATCAGAAGGTCACGGGCTTCGAGGACCCCCACCCCATTCCAGCGTGCATCATGATACGCCTGGAAGTGCTGCTCATCGTTACCAGAAATATCGAGGGCTTCATAAATGACGCCAAATTGCCCCATCAAAATACGTGAGTATGTATCCAGTGCATCAGCAACTACTTTCCAGGAAAGAGTATCCAAGCCAATGCTGTACTTATACGGAGCATCCTTTTCCGGCAGTTCTCGTGCATGATGCAGTATATCTTCCAGAATGTCGCTGCACTTGTTAGATAAACTTTTGACAGGTGCCGTTACGTTCACAGCTGTCAGAGCAGCGCAAGCACTTGCAATGTCTGCTTCGCTTGCTCCATAAGCCTCTCCAACCTCTTTGCAGATAGATGAAAAATCGTTGCTATAAAACGCTATCATGATGGCAAGAGCGTGCAGGATGAAAGAGTACTGCTTGCTCGTGAAATCAATGTACATACGGTAAAAATCCTTTCATTTTCTACACTTTAATTATACCGCGGTTCGCAATTTCTCACAACGGAAAGCGCTAAATGGTAACAGTTTATACATATTTTTACAAGCAAAAAAGCCGCCTCCTTATGGAGGCGGCTGGACCCTTATTTTACAGCTTTTCTGATTTCGAGCTCGTGCTCATAGCAGCTTTTGCAAATCAGATAGCCAATGCCAATATCGTTTTGGATGGCCGCAGACGTATATGCGTTGTGCTCGTTGATGGTACGTCCGCACGCAGCACAATTGAGCTCTTCGTTGGCATGAACCATGATGTCGCAATGCCCGTTCTGAGGTGGGGTGTACGGCGTATATTGCTTCTTGATGAAATCGTATTTCTGCATTTTATGGCACTCCATTATTCATTGTTTTCTTTCGCTATTATATCACAAATTGTGGTGCTAAACAAGAAAGCAGTCCCCCATAAATTTACGAACAATCGCTGACTTTGGAGATTGTGACGTTTGCTGAAGGATTTGTACCTTTGAGCAGTATCCTGCCGTTAGATTTACGGACCGATTCCGTGAACGTCCTCACCAAAGCCTTGCAGCTATAGATGAAACATTCTGCTTTCAAACTTTGGTAGGAATCCAATCCACAATTTGCGGAACAAAGTCGGCTTATCGGAATATTGCATCGGAATAATATCAAGGTATTTTCGATATCGTTCCGAACGGATGAATCAGTGGCAAATGAAGGCACTTTTGCTTCCTGGACAATTTTGTTGCTTTGCTGTATGATTAAAGTACAACAATTAGGGCAATACAAAAATCGATAACGGCGAGGTACTGACAAATGGACGCGACAATGCAGACGGTTCTCCGGCTCCATGAGCAAGGTATACCTAGAAGAACCATTGCCAAACGTGCAGGCATCTCATTGCAGAAAGTGCGCAAAATACTGATTACGGCCGGGGCCTGGTCAGATGAAACATCAGAAAAAATCGGGAAGCTGCGTGCGAACGGTATGTCAGTTCCTGAAATTGCAGAAGAATTGGGTGTAAAAACCAATACTGTTTGGAGCTATTTGCCATACAGCAAAGGCATGTATAATCAAGAATATCCGACTATTAACTGCATTCGAGTCCGAAATTCGAAGCGAAAAGCAAAAGAAAAAGCCCTCACCTGCACGGATACCGCACAGAATGAGGGCAGTGGCGCTTGCTGAAGGATTCGAACCTTCGGACAGTCTCCCATCGTCGGTTTTCTGGACCGATTTCATCAACCACTCGAACAAGCAAGCAGATGGCGCAGAGGGTGAGATTCGAACTCACATGCCGCGATTTCCGCGACGGCAGCTTAGCAAGCTGCTGCCCTACCGTTAGGCGACCTCTGCATAATGCACCTTTTTGACATAACATAGGTGCTTGTATGACCCCTGGCAGACTCGAACTGCCGACTCCAGCTTGAGAGGCTGGCGACTTGGACCAACTTGTCGAAGGGGCCTTATGGTGTGTCGGACTGGATTCGAACCAGTGAACCGTAACGGAGCGGTTTTACAGACCGTTTGCTTTAACCTCTTGCATACCGACACATATGGTGCTCCCGGCTGGAATCGAACCAGCGACACGCGGTTCTTCAGACCGCTGTTCTACCAACTGAGCTACAGAAGCATGGTGACCCGTGTGGGTTTCGAACCCACAATAACCTCCGCCGTGAAAGGGCGGCAACTCTACCAATTCGTCCAACGGGCCATATATAGCCGCAATCCTGCGGCGAGGGTTTATGCGATGACAAGGATGTCATCAATTTTCGTATCGAGCATTGCTGCTAATATCACAAGGTTATCGATGGTGGGAAGCGCGGTTCCGGCTTGCCATTTAGCAACCGCCTGCGGAGACACACCGAGCATGTCTGCCACATCCTTCACCTTTATGCCTGCTGCCTTTCGCAGGGCCTTGATATTGGCACCTGTCTGCTGGATATCAATAGTAGGAACGTTCATTTTTCTTGCTGCCTTTCTGTATTGCAGGCAACAAAAAAGCTGCCTGCCGAAATCTCGACAAGCAGCTATGACATGCAGTTATCGCTTAGAAGACGCACCGCATCTGTACATGGTCTGTTTTTGCCTGTCGAGGAGTATGAGAAATAAAACTGCGTTCAAAGGACATGAACTCAGAATATTCGTAACTATACTCATACGACATGACATTAACAGTGTTGCACAGCATTTTGGGGTATCTCCTTTCGTTTCGTTCTGATATTATTATACCATGTTTTCGCAAGTTCGCAATCAACTTGTGGTTTAGTTTTTTGGTCTGTATACTCTCCAAAACAAAAAGCCGCCTCTTATGTGAGGACGGCTTTTCTTATTGTGGCAGGGGTAACACGACTCGAACATGCAACAAGCGGTTTTGGAGACCGCTGCTCTACCACTTGAGCTACACCCCTATATAGATACTCCAGCTGGGAGTCGAACCCAGAGTAAAACGGGACTTAAAGCCGCCGCGTTTGCCAGTTTCGCCACTGGAGCATATGGCGGGTTGTACAGGGTTTGAACCTGCGGCCCACGGATTAACGGTCCGTTGCTCTACCAGCTGAGCTAACAACCCATAAATGGCAGTTGTTGTACTGCCGGACATGGTACTCCCCGAGGGATTCGAACCCTCAAAACGGTGCGGTTTGAGCGCACTGTGTCTGCCAATTTCACCAGAGGAGCTTATGGCGGGCGTAGCAGGATTTGAACCTGCGACAAACGGATTAACGGTCCGCCGCTCTGCCTACTGAGCTATACACCCGCAAAAGTGGCAGATAATGCTCTGCCGGGCATGGTGCGCTCGCGGGAAATCGAATCCCGAACACCCCGATTAAAAGTCGGGTACTCTACCGATTGAGTTACGAGCACTTGTCGCGCATCTTCCGTGCCTTGCTTATGGGAACACAGCTTCGAAGAATCTCACTTCCGATGCGCATGAAAGTGAGCGTTGGCCGAGAATGGTCGAGTCGAACAACCGTTGTCAGGGTCAAAGCCTGATGCCTTACCGTTTGGCGAATCCTCGAATATACATTATGTATAATAGCATACACTTTAATAAGCCTGGCTGGAATTCACTCCAGCGGCATTAGAGTGACCTGATTCTGATTTTCTGCATCAAAAAAGCACCCATCAGGCGTTGTGCGTCTGACAGGTGCTCATATCGTGCAGAGTATGGAAAACAACCGATACTTGGATGATTTTATTCAACCATCACTGCACTATGATTTGCGCAAACAGACAACACAAAACAGCCGAAGAGATTCCAATTGCTCCACAGCTTTTGCAATTTATTCTGTTTGTTCATCATAGCAGCAAACATCGTGCAATTTTCCTTTCATCAAATTCAGTGTCTATATTATACAATGTGTAAAATACAAAGTCAAGGCTTTTCGTAAAAATAATGGCAGGCCCGCGCTCATTGTTTGTCTGGCTTCCAAGCCACAATCCGCACTATCACATTCGAGAGCAGTACGTCCTCATACGAGCACAGTACGCCTAAAGCGTTAGCCATTCTGGACTCGTAGTCAGCCAAAGCCAGGTCGATGGGCGCGTTGATTTCAGCAGAACCATCCGTTGTTTCCAGAACGGGAGTCCTCGTGCTTTTCCTTTTGACGCTCCAGTTGTTTGCCAGCAAGTAGTCGTACAGTGCATACGGATTAACTGCGCTTATACCTTCTCTCGATGACAGTATCGTATATGCCCGCTTGTATTTTCTGGTTCTTTCCAAGTCCCTTTTAGTTGGAGTGTGAGGGAGCCTGGTTAAGTCCATATTGCTGCGCAGGTCCGAGAGCTTTACTTTGACAGCAATCGAATTTTGCTGAATATACCAAAGATATTCAGCATACGATATACCCTTGCTATGGGTCAACGCACTCACAGCGTCAGCAACCTCTTTTGGAAACCCCGTTCTGATGTCTTCTATTGTGACGGACGTATCTTCGACCGTATCATGCAGAAATGCCACGGCCTCGGCTATTGGGTCACCTTTTACGCCTTCTGCTACAACCGTAACGTGCGCTTTGAAGTAGTCCTGCCCAGCCTTGTCTTTTTGCCCGGCATGAGCCTTAACAGCACAAGCTCTGGCTTTGGCAACCATCTCGATGTCAGACTGTTTTGTCATGGCGTTTCCTCTTAATCTGCTTTTTCTCTAGTATACATAATCCTATTCGATATAGCAATCTGTTGCCTTGTATTGCTCGCAAAAACAAAAAAGCCGGGAAGTTCCGGCAAACATGGCGGCCAGAGTGGGATTCGAACCCACGGACGTTTGCGGCGTCGCTGGTTTTCAAGACCAGTTCCTTAAACCACTCGGACATCTGACCATAAAAGGATGGGGCGGGACCGAAATCCCGCCCCACAGCAAGGAGAAAAACTATCGATTACCGTTAGTTAGAGGATGGCAAATTAGTGGATGCCCAGGGAAGCGGCATAAGCAGCTTCACGAGCGGCAACCTGTGCCTGCAGAGCAGCGATGGAAGCGGCATAAGCGGCTTCACGCTTTTCAGCAGCAGCCTGAGCTTCAGAGGTAGAAGCGTACTGGGGTTCATTGCCAGCCAGAGTGCCAGCATAACCCTTGACGCCATCAGCGCCCTTGACAGTCAGAACTTCGTGACCACAATGGTCACAGACGTAAACGTTACCCTTGCGGGTCCAGTTGTGATAGCCACAGCTGGTGCAGACGGTGTACTCATTGCCCCAGGTGCCATTGGCAATAGCGGCGGCAATTTCACCGTGCTCAGAGACTTCAACGTTCTTGCGAGGAGCGGTCGGAGTAGTGGTGGTAGTACCGTTGCCCTTGTTGGAGCCGGTAGAAGTGTTGTCCTTACCGGTGTTGTCCTTATCGGGGGCCACTACGTCGCCCTTGTCATCGGGAGTGGTGGTGCCGCTGTCGCCGGTATTGTCGCCCTTGTTGTCGCCCTTATCGTCGGGGTTGGTGACATCGCCCTTGTCATCGCCCTTGTTGTCATCCTTGCCGTCATCGGGAGTGGATGCAGAAGTGGCTTTCAGGGTCAGGACGTTGTCGTGGATGTCGTCGCCCAGGTAGTAGAACAGGCGGTCATGGTTCAGACTCTTGCTGGATGCGGTGTAAGTATCGCCGGAATCGGTGGTCCAGGCTTCAACGCTCTGACCATCAACGCTGCCAGGGAAAGTGGCGGTGTCAGTTTCGGTCAGCACAGTTTTGCCGTCAATCTGATAGTTGATGGTGATGGAACGCGGATTACCTTCGGCCGCATAGCAGGAAGTGATGCCGTCAGCGGTGAACCACTGGTCAACTGCATCGTACGGCAGAGTGTCGCCGGGATAGTAGTTGTAGGTGTAGCCGCCGTGGCCCTGCAGGGTAATCCAGTAACCGTAGTCATACTGGCTTGCCGGGAACGTCATAGAGCCGCCCGGAGCCAGGTTCTGGGAAGAACCGTTGCTGAAAGAGAAATGATAGGTGTCGCCGGTGGCTGCGAATGCTGCGACAGGCAGACAAGTTGCCATCATACCGGCTGCTGCAATCCCTGCGATTGCTTTGATGATTTTCTGATTACTCATGCTGTGTACTCCTTTGCTTTTTTGATTTTTTCGTCTATTTATCTGCATTTATTCAGATACCGGTTTGAAAGAAATCAGCCGCAGCTTTGCTGCGTTGCCCACCATCTGCCACGTGGAGGCTTTCTCATGGATGGTTGACGAAGCAGATATGTGCTTCGCCAGTGTCGCAACCGTCTTCGCCACTCGACACAATTTCGGTTTGAATTTATCCCCGTAAAATCGCATGTCCATGCTGCGCGGAGAGGATAAAATTCTTCGTGGTATGGTTTCGGAGTTCCGCGCCTGATTGGCCGTACTACACGCAATGCAGTACAATACCCCAGATACCTTTGGCGAAAGGAAGCGAAAGGGTGTCTGGATGGAGAAGGGAGATGGCCTCGAACCATCGATACCCTGCTTTGCGGCAGGTGCTTTATCCAGCTAAGCTATCCCTCCATGATGGCGGGTCAAGCCCGCCAAATAGCGTTACGCAAACTGGAAGTCGCCGTACTGAGTCACGGCGCGTTCCAGGCGCAGAGGAATGGTTTTTGTGCTCTTCTGAGTGATGTCCTCGCGTGCTACCTGAGCTTCACTCACGCCAGCCGCCTGCAGGACTTCATACAGATTGGAAGGACCAGTACCAGCATAACCGCAAGTCAAGCCATTAACCTGAAGTGTAAAGCCGTGCAGATGCGGTGCCAAGCCGGGCACGAAATCAAGTTCGACAATGACCTCATCGCTCTTATCGTTCACACGATTGACCGAGATGGCGCGGACGTTCTGATTGCCAAGCATCCCAATCAGCTTTTTGGCTGCTGCAGCGGTTTCAATGGTAGTTGTACCTTCGACATTGATAATTGCCTGTTCCATAGAATTCATCTCCTTTCTATTATCGCTTCATTGGGTAATGGGGCTTGATGGCAGGTTCGAACTGCCGACCTGCGCGTTACGAATGCGCTGCTCTACCAACTGAGCTAATCGAGCACGATAGGGTGTTTTATGCTGGTCACCCCTTGAGCGAGAAGCCAACTCGCATCCAGCACCATTCGGCAGCCACGCCGATAGATTCTGTATTGTACCCTCTTCACCGTTTTCCGGTCTTATTCGCGACTAACACCGGGACTTTCGAATACTTTCAGGCACAGCACCTGTTTGTCTATTATTTTTGAGGCTGTCTCATCGACATTCGGACAGCGGACCACAAGTGGACCATGCTCACCAAGTTTAACGTCGTGGGTACGGTGACTGCGACGTGTGGAGCAAGTAGCGGGGGTCGAACCCGCGTCTCCGCCTTGGAGGGGCGGAGTATTAGCCGTTATACGATACCTGCATAAGATTGCGGGTGAACCCTCACTTAGCCCCGCCATGACATCCGTTTAGTAGGTCGTCATCCCCGGATGTCATCTTCACACCACCTGACAATCTTGCAAACCTCATCGTTGACGATACGCGAGAATCCAAGAAAGCGCTTGGGTGTTGGTCAACTTCAAATTTTGAGCCCTGTCGTTGATTCCCTGTCAAATCGGGTTAACGGTTGTCGTTGGGCTGTGTGTGAGACTGCGGCGAAACTTACCAGTTGCCGTGCAGCAATCTCGCCTTTACGGCTGTGTCGCGTCTGGATGCGCCCCGACTTGACGGGGATGCTCGTACGTTTGCATGCTTCTAAGACCTGTCTCTTATACACATCTGACGCTGCCGACGAACTCTAGGGTGTA